AGCAATGCGTATCGATTCTATGTTGACTGATACAAAGTCTAAGGAAGTATTTAAAGACTTAGACAATGTTGAAATGAAAGTTAAGATGAAACAAAAAGCCGCAGGTAACTTTAGAATTAAATACATGCCCGCTCAATCTACAGTAAATGATTTGAGAGCATATGTTAAAGAATTACAAATACAAACAGGTATGAAATTAGACTTTATGTGTGTTGACTATTTGGATTTGTTAATGCCAGTAAGTGCTAAAGTAAGTCCTAGTGACTTGTTTGTTAAAGACAAATATGTATCAGAAGAATTACGTAACTTGGCGAAAGAGTTTGATTTAGTATTCGTAACTGCATCACAGTTAAACAGAAGTTCAGTTGATGAAATTGAATTTGATCACAGTCATATCTCAGGTGGTATATCAAAAATCAATACAGCAGACAATGTGTTTGGTATCTTTACATCACGTAGCATGAGAGAACGTGGTCAGTATCAAATTCAGTTAATGAAGACAAGATCAAGTTCAGGGGTAGGACAAAAAGTAGAATTAGCATTCGATATAGAAACATTGCGTATTACAGACCCAGGAACTAATGCACCAACGCATAACACATCACAACCATCTGCACAATCTATCATGGATAAGTTTAAAACAACATCACAAGTAGGGCAGACTAATGAAATAGTAGAAAATCAAGTAGAGCCCGAGCAAAAACGAGTAAATGGTGATGTACAAAGTACAAAATTAAAATCATTATTGAATACTTTGAAAGACAAATAATATCCAAAATGGTCACGATTGACTAAATAGTAGTAAGGAATTATACTTATGCAGAAAAAAACTAAAAGCCTTTTAGAAGAACTAGAAAATTTTGGTAGCAACCGAGATATCCCACATATTGTAGAGTCTCGTGGCAACAATATTATTACTAGTGCGGTCAATTTAATTGAATTCATTCAACGTAATTACGATGATGTTCAGGCTGAACAGTTAGAAAAGAAACTGCTAAGTGCTATCCGAGGTAGAGACAAAACTCGTTTTTCAAAGACGATTAAAAAGTATCAAGGGTAAGTATCAATGAAGTTTGATGAAGTCATTATCAAAGAAAATAAATTAGGCGACTGGATGTTTGGAGACAAACGATACCGCGGTCAGGGCGGCATGGGCGGTACAGGAGGCCCTACAGTAAAAGCACCTAGTTTAGGACTTAAAGGTGGACTAACAAAACAAGATAAATTAGCATACAAATTATTTGTAAGAGACTTTGTTAGTGATGCATTGAGTACAATCGATTCAGGTCTTAGAGCAGGATTAATTAATCCGCCTTTAGGTCCAGGATCAGTCACTGGTGATGATCCAAATAATCCAGACTCTCAAGGAAATATGGATCCGGACAACAAACAACGTTTAATGCCTGGCTTCCAAGAAAAAATGAGAAGAATGTTTAATCCTAAAATGAAAGGACATGAAAAGTACGGTGAGTACAAACCTGATACATCAGATTTCGGTAAAGAAACAGACGGCTTTAACAAGCCTAAAGTACCTACTAAACGTAAAATGAAATGGCAACAACACAGTATCAAAGATTTAATTGATAAAGGTTTGACTACACAAGAAATTAGGAGAGCATACCCTGGTTGGAACGGTAATCTTAATGAGTGGGTTAAATTTGTCGAAATGAATATGATCTTAGAAAGTATCATAGACGAACAAGCACATGAAACAGATGTAGAAGCCGCAGGTGGTAGACTACTTAGTGTTTTTATGAAAGACTGGTTTGGTCAGTGGATGCAAAATGTTGATTATACCAAAAGTAAAGATGTATTATATCAAATCATTGATAACTTAGAACATGTGTATAACAATTCAAAGAATCCATCTAAGCCAAACATTGATAGAGATATTTTAACTCAGTTAGCCGACGGTGCTTGGGCGGCAACTTCTACAGTAGGTGTTACACCCGTAGGAGCAAAGAATGCACAAGGTGCAGAAGTAATACAAAAATCAGTACAAGCCCAAGGTGCAAAAGAACCTGAATTAAAATCAAAAGAAACACCAATGAAGCCCGTACAGATACCTGCAGGCATAGCAATTAAAGATGCAGGCGGAACAGAATATTTTTATAACGGAGAACAGTGGACTGATTCTAGTGGTAATGCGTTGTCAGCAGAAGAACAGCAAAAGTATTCAAAAATGTATGCGATGGATCCTAAAACCTTCTATAAAACAGAACTTGCACCACAAAAGAAATCTGTTAAAGAATCTAAAACTCAATCAGCAATTAGAGCAGAAAAAATACCATCACTGAAAACGAGGTAACAATGAACCTCAGTGAATCATTATCTAATACTTTACGTACATTAGAAAAAATCAACTTAGTCGAAGCAAAGGGACACTTAGATCACCCAGAAGATTTAGTGTTCTTAGGCGATGTTGAGGGTGCTAGACAAGCAATTAGTGCAATAGAACAAACAATCGCACAACCGGGTACAATCACAATTAAGTGGGACGGCTATCCCGCTCTTATCTTTGGACGTAATAAAGAAGGTAGATTCTCTATTATGGACAAACATATGTTCAATAAGAAAGACGGTACAGGAAGACAAGTGTTTTCTCCCCAAGAGTTTAGACAGTATGATAAGAATAGAGGTGTTGATCGAGGAGACTTGTATCAGTTGATTGATGATATATGGCCTGGATTAGAAAAAGCAGATAGAGGATCATTAGGTTATTATTGGGGAGACTTATTGTTTGCAAAACCATTAGAAGACCAAGACGGATACTACTCATTTAAAATGAATCCAAATGGTATTGCATACAAAGTAAAAGCAGATAGTGAAGTTGGTCACATGCTAAAAGGAAAAACAGCAGGAGTAGGTGTGCATACATTTATTCCAGTTAACGCACAAACTACAGATGAGTCATCATCACTAGACGGTACGATAGGTAACTTACATAACAATAGTGATGTAGCAATTGTACCTAGCAAGATGCCCATTACACCAAAGATTAAAATGCCCACGAAATTGAAATCACAAGCAGAAGCAGAAATTGCTCAACACGGTGATGCTGTTCGTATCTTAATGAATTCAGCGCCACAGGCACGTACTGCATTTAATTCTTTGTTTACTGTATTCATTAATAAAAAGATTGTTGCCAAAGACCTGTCAAATTTGTATAATGATTTTATTCAGTTTGTTGAGCAACGTCCAATGACTGACTCAATGCGTACTAAAATTACTAATCACTTCAATGCTCACAAGGACGGTGTTATGGGTGCATTTAAGATTTGGATTGCATTGTATAATCTAAAACAGAACATCGTAGATCAATTAGACAAAGCCGCAGAGGCTAGTCCTGTTAAAGGATACTTAGATGATGGCAGTGAAACACACGAAGGTTTCGTTGCTAATGGACTCAAGTTTGTCAATAGAATGGGCTTTTCTGCTCAAAATCTCGCCGCAAAGTAATAATATCACCGCATTTTTTCATAATCGGAATAAATAATAGTATGAACCTCACGGTGAGGGACAACAAACTATACAGGCTCGGAACGAGTCTTTAAATTAAGGAAAAGAAAAATGGCACAATTTACAAGAGCAAATGGTGACTTTTATCCAGTATTACGTTTAGACGCAACTGGATATTCAAACCCGGGTGTTAACGCAGTTTCAAGCGGTTCAACAGTTCAGCCTCAAGGGCCGAAGTTAGACTTCTTCAACATTGAGTTAGCAGACATCGCGGCAAACACAACTTTAGCAAACATCGCAATGTTAACAATTCAGCAGAAAGCAATTGTTTACATTTACGAGTTCACTAACGATGCAACTGATGATCTTTCAATCGCAGTATATCCTACTGGCGCTTGGGACGCAACTACTTTAGCATCTGCTATCGATACAGCAACTGGTGGAACATCAACAGTTGTAGCATCAGCAACATTCACTAACTAAGTTTTTAGTTAAAGAATTAAAAAGCCTCTTTTATTAGAGGCTTTTTTTTGGCTACTAAATACAACTATGAAAACCATAACTTGCTTCACATTGTTTGACATTACTCATACTAATGTTCTCAACAGATCAAAGCCTGTTGGGGACAACCATACGTTATGGCAAGTTCAAAGAAATTCACAAGCAAACTTTGATACTATATTGCAATGCATAAGTTTGCGAGGCAACCCAGAAATATTACATTATCCTCATCGTATAGAGGACAACACAGAAAATTCTTCATTTGGATTTTTAATAGACAAAAGCATACAAGATTTTCATTATTGGAAATTTGATTTTAAAGTACAAAACAATTCGGTGTTTGATGATGACATAGGACCTTTAGGCTTTCTTGTAAAAGACTGCCATGAAATACCTATGATTAAATGCGGTACAGAAAGTGTAGACTTACCTGACTTTTTAGATACTACACCTGAATTGAATAATATATACTTTATGGAGAACGTATGAAAAAGAAGATAAATGCAGAAGAAACTCGCAACAAAATTAAACAGATGTTTAAAGGAGAACTAATTAGAGAATTAAAAAATCTTTATATTAGTAACGACAGGTCTGGTATCAAAGCCTTTGGCAAATACAGAATACGAAAAGATCAAGGCAGTCACTTGTACAAAGTATCATGCAATGATTGGGAAGAATCATATGAATTTATAAATGCAAGAAATGCAATGGCATACTGCGTATTTTCTCACAATCGTAATACTGAAAGGGCAAAAGAAGTTTATAGCCTAGATGGCAAAATGGCATCCATCAATTTAGACATTGCAGTTCATACTAGAGGTTACAAAAGTACAACAAAGGATTTAGATCATAGATTAATACAGTTAACTAAATTACAGGATGATTTAGGTCGCAAGAAACAAATTGTGTATAACTTAGAAAGACTAATAAATACATCTAAAGAACAACAACGTAGAATTTTTGAGGAACACAAAAAAAATCGGTTTAAAAAACCCAGAAATTCTACGGAACAAGATAAATACAATATATCTACGACAGATTACTAGGAATTTAATATGAAACTTAATGATTTAAACACACAAGAAGTTGCAGTCAAGGCTTTGAAAGAAAACTTTGAAGTTGATTTTAACGTCAAGGGCTTGAACAAAATCCAGACTCAAACTATGCATAATAAAGTAAAGGGTTTAATTGCTGAAGCAAAAGAATCTCAGAACTTTGGTGCTGAATATCCAGCATATATGAAGTTAGTGTTTGTAGAGCAGGCTCTCAGAGAGCATTACAAAATTGCTCCTGAAGCACCTAGAACTAAAATCATTACAGAAAATGAAGAAGTTAATAGATCACAAGTAATCTTAGCCGCACAAGACATGGTTGATTCTGTACAGAAAATGTTAGAAGAAGTTTCAGATATGTTAGTCAAAGAAATGCCTGCATTAGTAGATTCTGTGCAAACAGAAATCGGTGTTAACGAAGCACAAGCATTTGATCAAACAGCAGGACAAGGTCTTGCAGAATTAAATCAGTGTTTAGTATCTGTTAAAGGTCAACTTGATCAAGCATTAGCAGGTATTACAGGTGGAAATGTTGTAGATGCATTTGACGGTGACGTAGACTCAGGTTTAGGTGACGGAGAAGTTGGTGTTGACAGTATGGATGTTTCTGATCCTGTAATGAACGTAACAGGTGATGAAGGAACTGACGTAGTAGACGTTAATGCTCCAGAAGTCGTCGGCGATGTCGAAGACGTAAACGTAGACGTATCAACAGGACCAGTCGGTAGAGCAAAAAGGTAAAGCACATGAGGCTTTACGAGTTTGTTGATGCTCAGGATAGCAACGCAATGGCAGCCAGTATCGTGGCTGTTTCCAATCAACTAAAACAACATGTAGAAGATGGGTCCATTGATCCTGATAACTTTACAGTTGACCAACTGCTAGACACATTCCAAGACAATGACATTATACTTGACGTACAAGACTTGTACAAAATGATGGAAAAGCCTCTTTTAAAAAGTGTCATTTCAAATATTCAGGGAGATAAAGTAGTATTCAAAGGACACGAACCTGTTAACATTGAACCTGGAAAAGACAAAGAATCTGATAGTGAAAAAACCGTTGATAAAATGGCAAAGTCTGCTATGAAAAAAGATCGCGGCGCCTTTAAAATATAAACCCAATCCACTTTACACGTAATATAAATTACTTTATAATAACATATTGAGGTGTTAAATACAAGTATGGAAGTTACAGACATTGCAAAAGATAAAATTAAAGCCCATTTAGAAAAACGCGGCAAAGGCGTTGGTATTCGTATAGGCATAGAAACTACAGGGTGTAGTGGATATGCTTACAAACTTGAATATGCAGATAATATTAACGAAGAAGATATTATCAATGAATATGATGGGTTTTCAATATTAATTGATCCTAAGGCTAACACTATACTTGAAGGAATCACAGTAGACTATCAAAAACAAGGATTAAATGAAGGTTTTGAATTTATTAATCCGTTAGAAAAGGCACGTTGTGGTTGTGGAGAGAGTTTTACGATTTGAATTTAAAAATATCACACTTAGTCGTTAACGGCTGTAGTTATACATATGGACACGGAATAGCAGATCCAATCAATGATTGTTGGGCTTCTATCATTGCAAAACGTTTAGGAGTTCCGCTAGTTAATCTTGCTCTACCCGGACAGGGAAATCAAGCAGTCTTTCGTAGAACGATGCAATACTTTTACAAAGACCTTTTGCATGACAACAATCCTTTCTATATACATGCATATACTCAATCATCACGTAGAGAATGTTACTTGGCAGATGCCTATGCCGGCGCGCCTCCCCATCATTTTCATATTGTTGATGGTTACGGAACTCACTCTCAGTTAGAAAAAGAAATAATTTTAAACTCTGATGATCACTATTATTGTTTAATGGAACAAGATAAATTACATCGTTGGACAAGTATTAATAGTTTGTTAGATACAAACAATATACCTCATCTTATGAGTGATTATATGCCAAATACTTCAGCGGTAGTACAAGATTTTATAGAACGTTACGAGACAATTTTGATAAATGAATTAGAATTACACTCTGGCAAATTAAGAAATTTTAATGAAGTTACACAAGATTTTGACAAGACGCCTTGTTTACATGAAACAGTAGAAGGACATAAACATCTTGCAGATTATGTTTGGAAAGAAATAGAAAAACGTTATGATGAAATCGAAGTGATTGACTGCAACCATGCTAAGTTACATGATATACTAATACATACTCCAGAAACGGAAAAAGATGTACAATATAACCATACTAATACTATAAATTTTTATCCACTTGAATTTTGTAGAAACGTATATTACTTCCATGAATTAGGATTAGATTATTTAAATAAAAACTGGGCAGGCAAACCAGAAACAGATCATATGAGGCCATAATGATAACACAAAAATATCCATACCAAGAACTAAAAAAGAAAAACTTTGATGGTTCACGTAAATATCTTACACCAGACGGAGGTAAACTTCCTAGTGTAACGACTATCTTATCTGCTACACAATCTGAAGAAAAGAAAAAATCATTACAAGAATGGCGTAACAGAGTTGGACATAAAAAAGCACAAGAGATCACTACTGAAGCCGCAGGTCGCGGAACACGTATGCATAAATGGTTAGAAAACTATGTGTTAAGTGACACTGGAGACATGGGGCAATACGGATCTAATCCATACAGCAAACAAAGTCATATTATGGCACAAGAAATTGTTGACAAAGGTCTAGTAAACTGTGAAGAATTTTGGGGAACTGAAGTTACATTATACTATCCTGAAATCTATGCAGGTACAACTGACTTAGTTGGTTTGCATAAAGGTGATGAAGCAATCATGGATCACAAGCAAACGAATAGACCCAAGAAACGTGAATGGATTGATGATTATTTTATTCAGTTAGCCGCATATGCAGATGCACACAACATCTTATATGGCACAAAGATTAAGAAAGGTGTCGTGTTTATGTGTAGCAAAGACTATGAATACCAAGAGTTTATTGTAGAAGGCAATGAGTTTGATAAGTATCATCAACAATGGCTAAAGAAGTTAGAAGAATACTACACTAAGTACATCTGATAAAATGCCACATTGATTTAAAATCAATGATAAATAAGTATAATCAAAGGAAAAGATTAGACTTATGAGCATTATACAAATCTCTAAAATTCAACAAAGGGCTGGTAACCTAGTTGATTTACCACAATTAGACGAAGCAGAAATCGGTTTTGCCAGTGATGCAAAAAGAGTCTTTATAGGTAAAACTACTAGTGGATTAGAAAATATTGAAGTTTTAACTTCATACTCTGATATTACATTCAGTCAAATCGACGGATCAGTCGGTAACTTAAACATATCAAATAGTACAGTTGCAGACGGACAAGTCTTAGCATTTGACGGCAATAACTGGGTCAATAGAGGCGGAGACGCCGGAGGATTAGTTGATCTAGGAGAGATTAGTAATGTTGCTATAGACGGCGGCTCAGTTGGCTATACAATCGAAACAGATGGTCTAGGTAATTTATCTTGGACACCTAAAGGCACAATTACAGCATACATCGAAAATGTATCAAAAGCAAACCCAGGTGAAGTTACTTCAACTGTAGAAAACTTTTTAACAGACGGACAAGAAGTTACAATTACAGATGCTGTAGGTATGACAGAATTAAACGGCGGCACATATTATGCTAACGTTCAATCTTCAACTACGTTTACATTATACTCTGACACAAATTTATTAACACCAGTAGACACTTCTGCATTTACTGAGTATGCTTTTTCAAGTGTTGCATCATCAAATACAGTAACTAAAAGAGTTACAATTGGCGATTCATCAGTATTTTCTGTAAATGATCCTGTAAGATTCACTGGTGATATGGATAGTGGATCTACATTAATAAACACTGGAACCACTTATTATATTAATGCAATACCCTCAGGCACAACTATTGTACTTTCTGATACAATCTATGCAAATGGTGTTGCAGGACCTGAAAAACCTATCGGTACAGCAACAGGTTTAACAGCAAACGTATTCGGTTATGGTGGTAGAGCAATCGCATCAACAGGTGGCGGTGGCACATCAGCGGCTCAAGGCAGTAACACAAGTGTACAATATAATAACTCGGGTGTTATTGATGGTGACGGAGATTTTGTTTGGGATTTTAGTTCAAATAAAACTTTAACTGTTAATGGTAATGCAAATGTAGGGAACTTAAATGCTACAAATTCAGTAGTAGCATCCAGACTATTTTCAAACGTAGCAACAGGTACGACACCTATTGTCGTAGACTCTACAACACGTGTAGCAAATTTAAATGTTGATTATGCTAACGTAGCAGACAACAGTGTAGTAGGCAATCTTACTACAGGAAATTACTTCCCAGCATTAGTATCTACTTCTGCAACAGGTAATAAACCACTGAATGTAAGTGGTAGTTATACATTTGATACTGCTAACGCAAAATTCGTAGCAGGTAATGTTGAAGCAACATATGATGTATCAGGTTCAACATTAACCGGTGTTTTAACAACAGCCGCACAACCAAACGTTACAAGTGTTGGTACTCTTACAAGTTTAGAAGTAGCAGGAGACATTACTCCTGATGCAAACATAGCATATGATTTAGGAAACAACACAAATAGATTTAGAGATTTATATCTATCAGGATCGTCTATCACATTAGGCTTCCAAGAAATTACATCAAACGCAACTCATACAACATTTACTAATAGAATAGCGGCAGAAACATTCGTAGGTAACGTTGTTGGTATTTTATCAGGTGATGCAGGCAACATTTCAAATGTTCAAGGTGCAAACGTTGCAGGTGAAGTTAACTTTGCCGCAACTGCTAATACTGTTGCCGGAGCAAACGTAACAGGTACAGTACCTTTAGCCGCAATCGCAAGTACAGTTTCAGGTGCAGTACAATCAAACATTACTAGTGTTGGTACTTTAACATCATTAGATGTTTCAGGTAATTTAAGTGCTGGTAATATAACAGCAACTGGTGGAACGTTATCTGGTATTGCAGGTAATTTAACTACACTCACAGTTTCAGGTGCATCTGATTTAGGTGATGTAAGCAATGTACAAATAGACGGCGGTACTGCAAATTATATTCTTAAAACAGACGGAGCAGGTAACTTAAGTTGGACTAACCCAGACGGTGGTTATTTCTTACATGAACAGACTGTAGCCGCAACTGTTTGGAATGTTAATCATGGTCTCAACAGAAGATATGTGGGTGTCGAAGCAATCGATGGCAGTGGCATTTCATACAACGGTCGTTATAACTATCCAACGATAGAATATGTAGATGCTAATAACCTTACAATGACATGGGACACTGCTTTGTCAGGTTATGCGGCAATTACAGGTGGTGGCACTAACATTAACAGTGTAATGGTTGCGCCAGCAACTACCCCAGCAGGTGTTGACACACAAGTTCAATTTAACGATGCTGGATCATTAGCAGGCAACAATGGTCTCACATTTGATAAGTCTACAGGTACATTAACTGCAACTGTATTAGAAGGCCCTCTAGCAACAGCATCACAACCAAACATTACTAGTGTTGGCACACTTAATGGTTTAGAAGTATCAGGCAACATTACTCCTGATGCTAATGTTACATACGACTTAGGTAATAACACAAATAGATTTAATGATTTATATTTGTCTGGAACTACAATTTATGTTGGTGATCAGCAAATTACATCTAATGCTTCTGGCATATCATTTACTGGAGAGACAACATCATCTAATATTAGATTGACTGGTAATATCCAAGCCGCAACTAGTAATTTGTTTGTAACAGGTGAGCAAGGTGGTGCAAACGGTTACGTACACCACGATTTTGTTAACAACAAACATTCATTCGTAGGTATTAACAGTGGTTTAGGACCAGTAAGTGCAACGGTAGAAACAGAATACTTTGATGCACTGATAGATACTGATGGTATTGTACCGGGTATGCCTGGTAAGATGCGTTTAAAAATGGATGGTCTACAAAGTTATGATTTAGATGGCACTACAGAAAACGCATACCTTAAATTAAATCAGTCAAGTAGTAATTTACTTACTCCGGGACCCACATGGACTGCTAGTCACCCATCATCAACACCTACTCATATCGTAGCAACAGGTAATATTGTTGGTAATTATGGTCATTTTGAACAAGACATGTCAGCAGAAAGTATTTCGGCTACCTATGCAAATATTGACGGTGGAACAGATATCACTGGTAACTTAAATGCTGGAAACATTACTACTGCAAATATTGTTACTCAAGCCGCAACTATTAATGGCAACGCAACTGTAGTTGCAAACTTAAGAGTCGATGGCACTATTATTGTTGAAAATGATATTAATCTTGGTGTCGATAATCTTACTCAATTTACAGGTAATCTTGTAGGTCTTGATACACCGGGTACTGCAACTGTTGACCTCAATGTTACGGGCGGCGCATCACCAGGCTCAAGTATTACGTTAGTCGGAGGAACGTCTGGTGGTATAGTAGGAGATACAGAATTTAAAGCAACTGGTGGTAAATTTACAGCAACTTGGAACAATAGTTATTCCCCTGCTGTAGGCACTCCAACTCTTACAGAGTTAACAAGTCTAGGACTACAAGGCTCAGCAGGACCCGCTAATGTATATGATGCTTTCCAATTAAATAATCAAGCAACATCAAATACTACTCCCGGTAATGTTTGGTCTGCATTTCAAAAAGGTGGCACAGAAGAAGTACATATTTCTGCAACAGGTAACATAGTAGGTGCAGGCGGTATATTCAATGAAGTATTCACTGGAGAATTACATGCTGGAAATGACCCGGCAACATCTGATGAAAATACAACCGCTTATATCAAAGGTAATTGGTTATTAAGTGGCGGTTCACGTTTACAAGCAACTTATGCTGACTTAGCAGAATACTACGAAGGTGAAGAAGTATACGAAGCAGGTACTGTTGTATCGTTTGGTGGCACTAAAGAAGTACACATTTCTAATGAAGTAGGTAGCAAACGAGTAGCAGGTGTCGTATCAACTAATCCTGCATATATTATGAATGCAGAATGTCCTGGAGACAAAGTTGCTATTGCACTACAAGGTCGAGTACCATGTAAGGTTACAGGTACATGTGAAAAAGGTGACATAATGGTGGCAAATGGAGAAGGCGGTGCAACTGCTTGGTATCATGTTGTTACTATAATGCATCCTGGAATGACTATAGGTAAGGCTATCGAAGACAAAGAAACTAATGAAGTATCTGTTATTGAGATAGCAGTCGGCCGTCTCTAATCCAACGTTTTTACGCAAAAACTATAAATACATATGAATGTTCTTGTTTTGTAAGATAACATCAAACGAGACTTATGCGGTGCCCGCCGCGTAGACCTAGAACGTCACTCACTAATATTAAAGGAGATCAAAAAATGGGACGACCAATGAAAACATCGAAAAATTCTGATGTTGATACCACTTATAACAACCCGGCAGGTTTATCAAACACTTACCGTATTGTTGCTGGTAACACAACTCAGACAGGGCCTCAAACTGTATGTAGATGCAAAGTAGGCTCTAACATAGAAGGCGACGGCTTTATTATCAGACAAAAAGGTGCTAGAAAGTATCTTGTTGATGATGGTTCCGGAAACCAAGGTATTTGTACTTTAGCGGATTCGGCTGATGGTGCATTAGCAGACAACACTATGACTGTTACTGTAACTTTAGACGATCTAAGTACTGTAAGATTAGAAAGAATTAAAGGATCAGGACGTGCATTAGACTTTTCTGGCAACCCTTACATCATATCTTTCAATACAGCATATCCTGCAGATACATACGGTGGTCAACCTTACCCGATTGTAACAGTTGAATCTTTATAATCTGAGGGGTTTATAAATGGCACAGAGTAACGCACAAAAGCAATTACAACAGTACGACACTGATATTGCGGTTCTCAAAGTCGAATTTAAAAACTTGGATGAAAAGTTTGATACTGCATTAAATGATGTTAAACATGATATTAAAGAATGTGAAACATTAATTAAAGAAGGCACGGCATCAACTCACAAACTCTTAACTGACTTCCAAAAGTCAAACCAAGAGTCACACGACAATATGGCGCAAAAAATTACTGCGTTAGAACGTTGGAGATGGATGCTTATCGGAGCAGGTATGGTGGCAGGAACTCTAGGCTATTCAGTCATTGAGTTTTGGATGTCGCACTAAATTTTAGTTATTTAGGTAAGAAAGGGTGCTAGTCGCCCTTTCTTTTTGGGTATGTAGCCTTCAGGCTACATAAAACCGCATAACGTAGCCTGTGAGCAACGTTATTTGAAGACATCTAAAGACACTACTATATGTTTTGTGGCGTCTTAGAACGTCTCTGAGGGCTTTCTATAAGTTCTTTAGACTAGATAACTTGTCTACTACGTTATCGATATTGATTGTAGAGAATAATCCGGGGTGTAGAGGTTTTGGGTATTTGTCACCACCTACCCAAGCATACCCACAATGTTCGTCATTAAGAATTGGGGAAAATTCTTTTTCAATCTCACAAAAAAAGGTGTGATATGCAAATGTATTATTGACGAATTTTTGGATAGGAACTAATTTAAAATCATCGTCCCAATGTGAGATTTCTTCTAAACATTCTCTTTTTAATCCTGCTAATAAAGTTTCATTCTTTTCAATCTTGCCCCCTGGTATAGACCATGTAGGGTTTTTAGATTCATTTCTTAAAAGATATAGAGATCGTTTGGTAGATTTACAATAAAAGAAAATACCAGCAGATTGATTTATAATAATCGCCATACAATTATTTAGTAGGTGACAAGGTACCTCTTAAATAACTATACTGTAATCGCCTTCGTTGTAATAACCTTCGTAAGACTTCATCCATTGTGCAGGCAAACCGGGCTGAGTTGAATCAGAAGGTGTAGCCGCCCAACGATATTGAATTTCTGTAGTTAAGTTAGTTACATATTCAAGTTCATCTTCATTGATGACAGAATCAAACGCAACAAACCAAGTCATAATGTCTGCGTTAAATTGTATAATGTCATTTGCTTTTGCTTCTACTACAGTGTATACAGTACCTGTGCCTTCTGGTTGTACATTATTCATTGTGAACTGGGTGCCTATATTATTATTCGGAGCACCATAGTATCTAAAATCAGTTGTACCTATAGTAGCAATTTGATACAGTGTACCAGGGGTCATTGTTGTTGCAACTTGAGATTCAGGTAACGTTGATGTACCTGTCTGACTACCTATAATTGTTCCCCATGATGAAGTTTGATAACCTATGTCTTGTGTTAACAAATATCTCACATTAGGAATAGGCCCGGGGAGTCCGTTGTTTGGTCCTGATACTTGAGGATTAATAACTGATGTTACAGGGTCTAATGTATTCTGTGGTAATGTATCTTCATCGACATTATAAATTAGATAACGATCATCAAGAGGATCAATAACAATTGTACCCATAATCTCTGTATCCATATATGGATTTTGTAATGCAACTTGTGAAATACCTCCTCGGTATGCACCATACATGTTTAAGATAGATGACCAATACAAGTCAGTGTCTGGATTAACTGGCTTATCTAATGAGAAGTTAGAAGGTTGATCTGGTTGATCTTGCGGTAATAACTGTAATGAATTACCTATGAATAATACTTGATAACCATATGGAGATATCTTTTGTCTTGTACCTAATAACAGGTCATCATCTTTCATATCTTCTTGTGTTTTACCTTCAAAGATAGAAGTGATAATCTTGTTAATAACACCATACTTTTTAAGTTTGGCAGATGTCGTTAACCACATGGGTAAGTAGAATTTCCATGACATAACATCAATAGGATTACCTGTACCTTGTGGTATAGTACGAGATGAGAATGTAAGTCCATCCTGATATACAACTGTTAAAGATGTCCAGTCAATAAAGTTATCAGTATTTTGAATTTCTAATGACGGATTGAATAATGTTCCTAATTGTTCAATCAATTCTAATTTTTGTTGATAGTTAGTCGTCCAAAAGTCTACTTGTAATCTAAGTGTGTATGGAACTGGCATTAACTTTTCAACAGTAAATGCTTGACCCTGTGTCTCTCCGTAAGCGGCTGTAGTAGGATCATAATCTCTTTGACGTACATTTTGTTTCTCTACAAAGTAAGGCTCTTGTGTACGTCTTTGATCATACTCTAATCCATTAATAAAATAAGTTATCAAAGGTGCAGAAGGTAAATTACTTGCAGAGTTGTTTGCAATAATTGTTGATGCTTGTCTACTTGCATCTCCATATTGGATAGGTACTCTAACGAGTATAGGATTGCCGTTAGGATCAGTACCTGAAGTCACATACCAGTTGCTAAAAATTTTAGCAAACTGTAGTAAAAATCTTCTTATTTGATTGTCGTAAAAATATTGTGCCATTATGTTCCGTCACTTGGTGGATTGTCATCTGGTTCCAAATCTAAGATACCACTTAGTCCTTGAGCAGATGGTACGTTTGCTTCATCGTTGTTACTATATATCGTATCATCATTATTAATGAATCCAGATAATTGTGATGTGTCATCACTAGTAAAGCCTGTAGACGTTCTTACATCTTCACTGACTCTTAACCATAAAGTACCGTTCCAACGATATAACACATTAGGTGTATAATCTATACGTAAGAAATAATCTCCAACTTGTGGACTTTGCGGGAACGAAATACCTGCACCTGCTGGGAGTCCATTAGGGGGAGCACCTTCTCCTGTTAAGTAACCTGATGTATAACCAAAGTCACGAGGAGTATATCTTGCTATGTATTGAAAACGAGGATCACAATCAGCACGATAGTCCATTGTATTTGGACCATATGGTTCTGTACCTGTAAAGCCTGGTTGAGTAGGATCCTGATCTGCTGTTGCGTAAGTGTTATCAGCAGTACCATATGGACCTGTTACAGGACCACTTATATTAACTGTTAATAATTTTGTGCCTTCCATCTGACCTGAGCCAGTTGATGACATTTCTGGTGCTTCAACTGCAATGGATAAGTTTGCTTGTACAAACTTTGCTATCATTGCTTCTAAGTCTATATCTTGTTCACCATGTTTGGCTTGCATTACGTCAATGACTTCTTTTGGTATTCTTATACCAGTAGATTCATATTTGTATTTGTCACTTTTCATAGTAATGACTTCACCAGTAGCAGTTAATGGGCTATTACCGGGCATCCATGAACGTACATCGACAGGAGGTGCGGGTTGATTTTCTTTGTCAGATGGTACACCGTTTGCTTCAAAGATACCATAGCCAGGTACGACATATAAATTAGATGTATCATACCCGGCCTTCGGTACAATACGTGCGGCTTCTTTTAAATTAGCATCATTGATTCTAATATTTTCATTATATCGACCTAGAACATCTTTAAGTGTTTTACCTGTATCCAGTTCCCAGTACGGATCCGGATCAGTATCACCGGGTTTTGTTCCTGCAGGTACTTCTTGTAATGCAATATAATTTTTGTCACCAAATGTCATTGTATACCCTGCAGGGTATGTTTTGTTTTTATCCCAATCACCTAAGTAATTGTCTTTGTCAGTTGGTTGACGCAAGATATCCTGAAACTCTTGGCTATCTACTAATTTTTCACATTTGATACGCCATAGATGAGGGTACCATGTTTGTGAAAAACCTTCACTGCCATAGTTAGCATCTGTAACTTGATAAAATCTTTTTAGTGCTACTGGAAATTCTGTAGCATCATCGTTTAATGGATTGTAATCTAGTAAGTGAGGTAATTCGATAACATCACCTACCATTAACTTTCTGCCTATGATATCGATCATGTCATTGTAATGAACATTAATAAAAATAGTATCATTACTTAAAAATAAACCAAACTGACTAAGATCAAAGTCTAAGTTTTGTACGTTATAATGGCCCCGTAATCGATAAATATCCTTTTCATATTTTCTGTCTCTGTTCTCTAAAAACAACAAATCTTGTATATTTGTTGGGTCTAAAGAACTATATTGAGGTTGTGTAAAATCAGCAGAAGGTCCTTGATCCATCGGGCCTGCATACTTATGGACATAGAGATCAGTACCGCCAACAGTCAACTGCTCAGAAATACTTCTGTCTAAAAAACGGTAATCGTTTTGTTTCTGTTCCCGGTATAAACTTAATCTTGGCATATATATATTTATCTCAACACAATGAGACGCAGAATTTGGGTAAATAGAGGTTGAATTAAAAAATTATTTGATGTACAATGCGAACACTAAGTATGAACATTCATTTCATTAAGGGACAAAATGGCTAGACGTAAGCAAAAAACAGTTTATCTGACCCCTGAGCCAGACTGGGAAAAACACAAAAACATCGAAGACCCCGAAGGCCAGGCAAAAGCATACCAAGACTGCCAGTACTTTATTCGTACAGAAATCAGTGATAAAAAAAGACTAACTGAATTTAAGACTTGGCTTAAAAAAGAATCTGGCTACACCGAAGAAGAAATCGAAATTATTCTTAGGAACCCAGACTGGAACTTTAATTCTACAGGTACATCAGTCTATTTTTTAAATAGAGTTGGTTACATGCCAGAAGGGCATATAAATCATATTGCCAAACTCAAAGAAGAATGGTTAGAGAAAGGTAAAAAGATTGCTCAAGTAAAAGAAGAAAAAGCAAAAGACAAACCCAATCGTCCTTCTATACAAGAAATCATGCTTGGCAAGTTAATGGAAGCAGGTGGAGAGATCGATGGCATTATGGATCAACTGTTTGAAGATGAAATAAAAGTTGATGCTAAATTTAATACTGCTATTCTAAGAATATTAAACACATACAATCCTTTACCAAATCATATCCCTCAACTAGTCGAAAGTTATACATTTGAACAAAAAGAATTTAAAGAAGTTATTGAAGGGAAAGATGAACAATTAATTGAAGCATATAGTCATTTTAATAAAAGAAAAATTAAAAGTATTATCAGCGCCTATGATGCAATGATTGGAGTATTAAATTCATATCAAGCCCTTAAAATTAAAAATAGGGCTAAACGTAAAACTAAACCTATCACTCCTGAAAAAGCAACTAGAAGTTTAAAATATCAGAAAAGGTTTGAATGCGAAACAACTAACTTAAAATTAGAAAGCATTAGACCCACAGAGTTGCATCTGTCTAAAGAAGCATGGTGCTATGATACTGCTAAAAGAAAACTTCATCACTATATCGCAGACGATCTTGGTGGAGAAATGTTTGTTAAAGGAAACACTTTGTATGGATTTGACAAGTCTAAGAGTGCAATTAAGACATTACGTAAACCCAAAGAACAATTAAAAGAAATTATGGGCAGTAAGCCCGCGGCACGTAAATTCTTTGATGATATTAAAGCAGTCGGTGTTCAACCGAAGGGTCGTTTTAACGATTCAATGATTATTTTAAAGGCGTTTTAATTATATGGCAAATTATATGTTGATTGCGGGGTGTAGTCATGCCGCTGGTTCGGAAATAGATGGGAACTTATCAAGCCCAGAAAATCGTCAAGCAAGTTTTGGTAACCAATTAGCAAAAATGATGGATCATGTTCCCATCAATATTGCAAGGAACGGTTCTTCTAATGGTGCTATACATCGTAGTGTACTAAATTGGTTTACACTTAACCAAGATTTAGTGTCAAATAAAGCAAACAACCTTTTTGTTTTAGTCAATTGGGCAGAGAGTTGTAGAATAGAAGCACCTGTTCCACACGATGTAGGTATTGACCAAGATACTTGTGCTGATTGGGCAGACCCATCATTTTTAAGTTCAGTTCAAGTAAATGCAATGACAGATCCACATCATGTTGCTCCGCAAGAAAAAGAACAGTTTTTAACAGCACAAAGATTTTTGGTATATTCAGAAATTTATACTGAATGTCTGACTGCCAAGGATGCTTTATCATTGCAATATTTTTTCAAAGCAGAAAATATCAGATATCTAATGACAAATTCTGGTATTGCTTTTAACAATAGAAATATGAAATGGTTAAGACCTTATTTGTCAAAAATTGATGCCAAACGTTATTACATGTATAGAGACAATAAGTATGGTTTCTATGAAAAATATAAAGAAGCAGGAATGATTAACCCAAATGCCAAATATGGCCATCATGGAGCAGACGCACATCTATCCAGAGCCACTGATTTGTTTAATTATATAAAACAGAAAAACATTTAGACTGATAAATACTAGAAATAGGAATTTATCAATATGTCATCAGAACAACTAGCAGTACCAAACGGAGAAAACCTCGAGCAGTTAAAAGAAAATATGTTCGACAACATCCGTTATAGGTTGGGCGACGGTATTGTAGACTTAGAATTAGATCCAGAACATTATGAAGCCGCATATAACTATTGCATTAAAACATATAGACAACGTGCAGAGAATTCAGTACAAGAATCTTATACTTTATTGACAATAGAAAAAGATATTGATACATACACACTTCCTACTGAATTTATTAATGTAAGGCAATGTTTCAGACGTACAATCGGTCTTGAAACTGGTCCAGCCGCATCATCATTCGATCCATTCTCATCTGCTATTCTAAACACTTACTTGTTAAACTATAATTATGCAGGTGGATTAGCAACATATGACTTCTATGCAGGGTATGTAGAACTTGCCGCTAGAATGTTTGGTGGATTTGTTATCTATACTTTTGATCCAGTAACTAAAACAATTAGATTTGTTAGAGACTTCAAAGGATCAGGTGAACAAGTTCTTATTTGGGCTGACATCCAACGCCCAGAAACATCTTTATTGCAAGATCCGGGCATTGCACCTTGGATTGAAGATTTTACATTAGCAACTGTAACTATTTCTATTGGCCAAGCACGTGAAAAATTCTCAACTATTGCAGGCCCTGCAGGTGGCACTGCTCTTAATGGAGCGGCAATGAAGGCTGAAGGATTAGCAGGGCAAGAAAAATGTCTTAAAGACTTGCGTGATTACGTAGATTACTCACAACCTCTTACTTGGATACAGGGCTAATCACATTGCATGACGATTCATAGTTGTCAACTTACAGAATCAATTTGGTGTCTTAATGTAGAATGCGGACATGATCGCAATATACCATTCAATGGACACATCGATTCTGCTGAACCATATGACACTCAACAAATCGAACATTTAATTATTGGTTTTATGTTGTATGAGCCACAATGTGGCTGGGATTATACAAAATGGACAAAGCAGACTTTAGAATATTTACACACAAGTCAAATGTTCCCCAAGTTAACACATGTGTATTTACTACATGAAGGAACTAGAGTTAACATAAATGAATTGCCTGATCACTATATGGTCTTTGGACACAACACTCGATATTTTTTACTAAGGTCCGAAGGAACAGAAGAAAGAAGTTATGGATTAGATAATAACAATAGTTGGTTAGATACTTTTCAGAATAAAGATCGTAAAGCACTTTGGTTAATTGGAGACATTTCAGGTAGACCCCACAAACTACCTTTGTTGTATAAATTTTTAAAAGAAAATACACTTGAACATTTAGATTATTCTTTAACAAATACACTAAACAATTATGAAAACCCTTTTAAAGATTTCGATACACAAGATTATCAACCAATATTAGATGCTATCGATGAAAATTTAACATTAGACGACTTAGTAAAAATTTATAATCAACTTAAAAAAACATTGCCCGGAGATAGATTCACTGAAGTGACAGAAAAAGGTTTAGTAAATAGTTTTGACCTTGCTAACTATCTTTTTCCCGATGAATGGAATGATGCATCATTAATTGTTATGCCTGAGACATGGTTTGATAATCCTAATCCTCCTCACTGGCAATATTATACTGAAGAAGTAAATGAAGAAATGGAAGTTCGTCCTTTTTGGGAACATAACATTTATGCTACTACAGAAAAAACTTGGAAACCTATTGTAACTAAGAAACCTTTTATAGGAATTAGTAAAAATGATTTACAAGAAAAAACATTAGAAGGGTTAGGGTTTAAAACATTTAGAAAATATACATCTGAACCTGATCTAATAGTAGACCGTGGTTATGGAGAGCCTTCATTAGAAACAAAAACATATATTGACATTGCACATAAAAGAATAATTTCTTTTTTAGAATATATGGAAGGCTATAAGTACGGTATAATGGAAGATATCGAATATAATTACAAACATTGGAAATATGTGTTAGACCAAGAATGGCAATTATTATACCGATTTTGTCCTCCATTAAAACATGTCCCCAAACAGAAAATCTTACGAATGTTTATAACACCCTATGACCACAACATATACACAAACACGATTGACAAATATTCTGGGAAAATTGTTCAATAAAATACTTGACACTCTTTTATAAATCCTGTATAATATTATTACTTTACTACAGGACTATCCAATATGATTATAGGTATTACAGGACTTATCGGCAGTGGCAAAGACACTGCGGCTGACTATCTTATCAGATTTCATGGTTTTAGAAAACTCAGTTATGCAGGTCCTCTAAAAGATTGCGTATCTGCTATCTTTGGCTGGGACAGAGAAATGCTAGAAGGTACAACTCAATCTAGTAGAGAGTGGCGAGAAGAAGTTGACGAGTGGTGGGCAAACCGATTAGACATGCCTCATTTAACTCCTCGTTGGGTATTACAGTATTGGGGAACTGAAGTAGGTAGACGATCATTTCATAATGATATTTGGGTATCGTCTATCGAAAATCAATTACGTAAAATAGAAGATAACGTAGTTATTACTGATTGTAGATTTAAAAATGAGGTACAAGCAATTAAAAATGCAGGTGGAACTACAGTCAGAGTCAATCGAGGCGAACAACCTACATGGTTAAATGATGCAGTCGATTATAATTATTACGAAAACCCTCAAGCACTAGCAAGGTTAGTTGATTTAGGAGTTCATGCTAGTGAGTATAGTAGTGTCGGATTAGATTATGATTATCAAGTTGACAATAATGGTACAATCGATGAATTGCACAAACATATGGAGTTAATAGTCAACAGTTAAATCTCCCCTGTGCCACATTACATGTTTTCTTTTTACAACTTCAATACAATTTAAACATATCGTTCTTAAATTTGTAAAATCTGTATTTTGAGGTCTTCCGTCTATATGATACACTACCATTTGTGTAGAATATAAACTTTTAAATCCACATAAAAAACAATTATCTTGTTTTTCATATCCTGCTCTTTGCCAAAGATATATGGGCTTTCTTGTTTTGTTTACTTTACCGCATTGATTGCACATACTTCTATAATGTCGTTTGCCGTTCTTAATATAGTTTACGGCACAAACTTTTCTGTTGCAAATCTTACATATTGGTCTAGGTAAACTCATAACTGTATTTATAAAAATGCCTTCGAAGGTATGTTAAACCATAAATTTTTGTGCAACAAGATAAATAATAGTATGAAAAAACAATCAGGGTGTAACCCTCAAAATCATACAAAAGGAATATTATTATGGCACTAACATCACCAGGCGTAGAAGTAAGCATCATTGATGAAAGTCAATACTTGCCAGGCGCAACAGCATCGATTCCCTTCTTCTTGTTAGCAACAGCACAAGATAAAGCGGATCCAACATCAACAGCAACTGCGGCAGCCACAACAGCCGCAAACGCAGGTAAATTATACAGAGTAACTTCTCAACGTGATCTAGTTACTTTATATGGTAACCCATTCTTTTACACAGCATCAAACGGTACTCCGTTGCAAGGCTATGAGTTAAATGAATATGGACTATTAGCGGCTTACTCAGCACTTGGTATTTCAAATCAAGTATTTGTATTAAGAGCAGACGTTGATCTAGCAAGTTTAGTAGGATCAACAGGTCGTCCAACAGGGGCACCACAAAACGGTTCGTTTTGGTTAAACACAACTTCTTCTACATGGGGAATCAATGAGTTTAATTCAACAACAGGAGCATTTACAGCAAAAGCACCAATCGTTATCTCTGACTCTACTTTAGTGTCAATAGGTACACCTCTACAATCAGTAGGAAATATCGGTGACTATGCAGTAGTTGCTATACCTAATTATAGAAACCCTAACAATGACAATGCACCTACATATTGGTACAAGAATCGTCAGAATACATGGGTTGGTTTAGATTCAGTAGACTGGTTCAAGGCATGGCCTTCAATCACTTGTCCTACTTCTAATCCTACATTAACACAAGGCGATACAATCGACTTGATCGTTAACGGTACAAACTTAGCACAACTTACTGTATCAGCGGCTCCTAACAACACTATTTCTCAGTTAGCGGCAGACATTAACTCATTAGGTTGGGAATATGTTTCAGCGGCAGTAGTTGATAACAAACTTGAAGTTTATTCTTCACAGACAGGTGGAGATCAAGGTAGTTCAAACGTACCATTCTACATTAGATTTGCTAACGCAACAGGTACTATCTTTACAGACTTAGGATTTACAGGTACTAACGTAACTGGCTTCCAACCAAGAGCATTTTATGGTACATCTGCTCAACAGCCATTATGGCAATCAGGACAGGCTCAGCCTGCTCCGACTGGCTCTGTATGGATTAAGGTTGACGGAACAGGATTACAACCAGTAATTTCTGAATATGATTCTACATCATCTTCATATACTGCTAAAACACCTACTTTTGCAGACTCTGATTGGGCACAAATCTATTCAGCAGACTCAACAGGTGGACAAGCAATTCCAGCAGGAAGTGTTTATGCACAATATGGATTTAACGGTGAGTACACAGCGGCTCCAGTATACTACTTCTATAGAGTAGCAACAGGTGCAACAGTAATTAATGGTACAAACACTGCACCAGACTTTACTTCAGGACCATATGTAGCAAGAGTTCAGATTTCAACTCCAGGTTCACAAACATTAAGTACCCCTTATACATTTAACTTGGGTGATGCAACTGATGCATCTGACTTTGTAACTGCATGGTCAGCGGCGAACATTCCTTACACTTCAGCAAGTGTAAACGATGATGGTTCAATTCAAATTCAACACACTTCAGGTGGTGTTATTATCTTAGATGATTATGACAACGTAACAGGTGTATCTTCTGGTTTATTCTCAGAAGCCGGCTTTACAACTGCAACAGCAGGTTGTAAGACAGGACCATTCAGAGATGATATCTCATTTACTCCTACTCAGAGTTCTACATCAGGGTCAGGTACTGCATTATCAATCGCAGTAACTAATGACTATGGTTATTATGACTTTGATCCGGATGCAGTAGTAAACGGCGGTACAGGTCATGCTGTAGGTGACGTAGTTACTTTCTCAGGTGCAGACTTGGGCGGTGCTTCACCAGCAAATGACTTACAAGTAAAAGTTACAAGTGTTACAGCAGGCGTTGTTACATCTTATACTTTAAGTACAGGTACAGGCGCAGATGCGTTCACAACTCAGTTGTCTAACTGGAGAGAGTTCTCATTAACAACTTCAGGTGCTGATTCATTAACAGCAAACGAAGGTGCTCCGACTGCAATACCTAGCAACTTTACTAACTGGTACTATTCAACAACTGATCAAGTAGATATTATGATCAACTATGACGGTAATTGGAAGGGTTATAGCCAACAAGGTTATGATGGTAATGGTTTACCTAGCCCATCAGTCGTAAATGCAACTGATCCTAATGGACCTATCGTAACTGCTAGTGAGCCTACTACTCAAAGTGACGGCACACCATTAGTATACGGTGATCTTTGGTTAGATACTTCTGACTTAGAAAACTATCCGTTACTTTACAGATGGCAGTCAGTACAAGCAACAGGTGGCGGTAGTGCTACTGATAAGTGGGTCTTAATTGACAACTCAGATCAAACTACACCACAAGGTATCTTGTTTAAAGATGCACGTTGGGCAACTAACGGAACAACTAACCCAGCAAATGATCCGATGCCGACCATCAAATCATTGCTAGGAAGTGATTACTTAGATGTTGATGCTCCGTTATCATCAAATTACCCACAAGGTATGTTGCTTTGGAACACAAGACGTTCTTCATACAACGTGAAGCAATATCGTGTAAACTACTTTAACAACGACAGATTCCCGAATGACACTTTACCAACACAGAAAGATGCATGGGTATCTGCTTCAGGTGATGCATCTAACGGTGCAATGAATGCAGGTCGTAAGGCACAAAGAGCAATGGTAACACAAGCATTACGTTCAGCAATTGACTCTAACGTTGCAATCAGAGACGAAGATAACTACTTCAACTTACAAGCAACACCGGGTTATCCTGAACTACAACCTAACATGATCGCATTGAACTCTGATAGAGGTGAGACTTCTTACATTGTTGGTGATACACCAATGAGACTGAAAGATGATGCAACTGAAATTCAGGCTTGGGCAACTAACGCCGCAGGTGCAACAACTACAGGTGAAGATGGACTTGTAAGTAGAAATACTTATATGGGTCTATTCTACCCATCAGGTATCACTAGTGATCTATCAGGTAACTTAGTTGCTGTTCCTTCATCACACATGATGGTCAGAACTATGTTGCGTAATGACAATATTGCTTATCCTTGGTTAGCACCAGCAGGTACTAGACGTGGTATAATCGATAATGCTACAAGCATCGGATACATCGATGACGAAGGCGAGTTTAACTCAATCAGAACACGTATTGGAATTAGAGATGTGTTATACACTAACTTTATTAACCCAATGGTATTCTTTACAGGTAATGGATTATTGAACTATGGTAACAAAACTTCATTTGATTCATCATCTGCATTAGACAGAGTAAACGTAGCAAGATTAGTTGCTTACATACGTAGACAATTAATATTAGCCGCGAGACCATTTGTCTTTGAACCTAATGACCCTCAAACAAGAAAATCTATTAAAGCAGTAGTAGAATCATTGTTCCAGGATCTAGTTTCAAAACGAGGATTATATGACTACTCAGTAGTTTGTGATGATTCTAACAACACTCCAGCAAGAATTGATCGAAATGAACTTTGGATTGACATAGCAGTAGAGCCCGTGAAAGCCGCTGAGTTTATCTACGTTCCGGTCAGAATATTCAACACTGGTGAGTTATCAGGATCTTAATAAAAAAGATATACAGAGAGGCTTCGGCCTCTCTGAATTAAAAAGATAAATATATATTAAGATATATTAAAACAGGAGATTAACAATGGCAACAGCCTCAGATACATTAGCAAAACTTTCGGTACAACCTGAGGGAGGCGCTAACCAAAACTTGTTGATGCCAAAACTTCAATATAGATTCCGTGTGAACTTTATTAATTTTGGTTTTGACGATGATTCTTCACTTATTCTTACTAGACAAGTAGTAGACTGTGCGAGACCACAAGTTCAGTTTGACGAAATCACTATGAACGTGTATAACTCACGTGTCTATCTTGCTGGTAAACACACATGGCAAACACTTGCTATCAACGTCAGAGACGATGCTTCTGGTAATGTATCAAAAGCAGTTGGTGCTCAGTTACAACGTCAATTAGATTTCTATGAGCAGTCTTCAGCGGCAGCAGGTGGAGATTATAAATTTGAAACTGAAATTCAAATCTTAGACGGTGGTAACGGTATCAATACACCAACAGTATTAGAAAACTGGTCATTAGCAGGTTGTTTCTTACAACAAGCAAACTATCAGACTCTAAACTATGGTACATCTGATGCAGTGACTATTGCTATGACTCTACGTTACGATAACGCAGTCCAGACAAATGCTGGCGGCGATCTAAACGGCGTACCGGGTGCTGGTGTTGGACAGTCTGGTCTACAGACATTCCCAAGTCAGATTGGTACTGCTACGTAAGTATTAGAATTATTTTAAATAGAAAAACCGGTTTCGACCGGTTTTTTTATGGGTTTATTGTTTAGATAAATACTCTTATAGGAGAATAATATATGTCGCAATGGCCTTTTACAACGTTACCGGACGATATACTTAACGCATTTGCAGGTAGAGTATATGTACGTGACTGGACACATGCCGCTAAAAACTTTTTGCCCGGAGGCATGGCCAATGCAGGTAAGGTTAAATTTACTTTCCATACTTGGTTTGAAATTAATCCTACAGCATATCAACCCCCAACAGGACAAAACTACGGATTACTTGTTAAATCAATTAAACTCCCCACATTTAATATGGATGTAACAGAAATGAATCAATACAATAGAAAACGTTTGATTCAATCAAAAATTAAATATCAACCGATAGAAGTAACATTCCATGATGATAATGCATCGCAAGTTACTGCAATGTGGGACGCATATTATAGATATAACTATGCAGATGCATGGAATCCTATTGTTACACCTTTCAGTACAGCGCCTGCTATAAAAGATTATAATAGACGTAACATATATGATCCATCAATATCAGGTGATACTGAATATGGTTATAGAGGAGATGCCCGAGGCGAAGGTGGAAATAGAGCAGACGGCGGAGAAAAAGTTCCTTTCTTTAATAACATTACTGTATATGGTATGTGGGCAGGAAACTTTATAGCCTATACTTTAATTAATCCTATAATTACACAATTTGACCACGACACTTATGATTATTCAGACGGTGGCGGAACAATGCAAAATAGAATGACTATCGACTATGAAACAGTAATATATAATTCAGGTAAGATAGGAGAAGATATAGAAGACGGTACAGGACTACCCCGACGTGAACTTAATGGAGATTTAGTAGCAGGATTCGGTGGACCGGATAGTTATGATTCAACTGAAAGTCCACTGGAACAGGGCGGTAATAATTTAATAGGTGATTTTCCACCTGCATTCTTAGGAGACGATGCTTCAGCAGAAGATTATATACGATTCTTAAAAGAAACATATATAACTCAAGGATCAGGTTTAATTGAAACTGCAAAAGATCAAATACAAAACGGAATTAGAGATGCAGTTTTTAATGCTTTAGGTATAGGTGGAGATACCGATACTCCAACAAACGGAGCAACACCGAGTATTGTAAACATTGCTAACCAAGGCACAGTTACAGGTGCTAATAATAATAATACACAAGAAAGTCCACCGGCGGCAGGCTCACAAAATAGCGGCGGCACGGGAGGGGCATAATGCCAATAGAAATAACATATAGAGAAAACACATTAGAAATTTTTGACACATATTACAGTGTGCCATTAAAAGTTAATGCCGCTGATTGGGATTCAGTATATTCATATTTCTTAGGTGTTTTAAAAGGTAATCCTGAATCTGAAAGAACTAAACAAACAGCATCACAATTTGCAACTACATTATTTAGAATAGCACAAGAAACAGGCACAAACATTCAAATCTTTATGGATTACTTTAAGGCTAATGTACAAACAAAAGTTCAAGTAAACACAGAAATGGCTTTTTATCTCAATTTATTAAAGTCAAAAACAGCATTGTATGGAGTATCAAAAGTGCCTACTCCTAATCAAGCAGTACAACGCAACGTATTGCCGTAGGGGTAACAAGTGCCTCGCAGAAAAAAATACGCACAAGGTATCTATACTGTAAAAAATCCACACAAATATGTAGGGAAAGGTAAACCTAAATACAGATCAGGTTGGGAACTTACATTTATGATTTTTTGTGATACTAATGACAAAGTAATCAAGTGGGCGAGTGAGTCAATTGTTATTCCTTATTTACATCCTTTTAAAGGTAGAAGAACTAATTATGTTCCAGACTTTTTTATTGTTTACCAAGACAAATATGGAAGAACAAACGCAGAGTTAATAGAAATAAAACCCAAAGCAGAAAGTATTATAACAGAAAAAGTTAAAAATGCAAAGCAACGAGCAACAATTGCTATCAATCATGCCAAATGGAAATCAGCACAAGCATTCTGCAAAGCACAGGGTATTAAATTTAGAGTAGTTACAGAAGATGACCTTTTCTACAATGGGCGTGGAAAGTAACTAAATAGATATATGACAAAGAAACTTGAAGAATTATTTGATATTGCATCCAGTGAAGAAAATGAACTGAATGAACCTATTCCAGGGGTAGCAGAAGAAGTTACTAAAGAAGCATTGACTAATTTAGAAAAGATTGAAACTGCTTTACCTACAGTAAGAGGACTAGAAGCATCAGACAGAGAAATGGATGAACTGAGTAAGAAAGCAGAAACTAGTTTCCAAGACTTAATGGACTTAGGAATGCAAGTTGATTCACGTTTTAGCGGAGACATTTTTAGTGTTGCTAGTAATATGTTAAATCATGCTATAACCGCTAAAACTGCTAAGTTAAACAAGAAGTTAAAGATGATTGATCTACAATTAAAGAAAGCAACATTAGATCAACGTCAAGCAAAAATGGAAGAAAAAATAGATAATATACCTTTAGGGGACGGTGCTCAAAATTTAGACCGCAATGAATTACTACGAGTATTAACGTCAAAAAACACAGAGGAATGATAAATATATTATACGGGAACTATACAATATGAAAAGTTTAAAACATTACATTGCAGAGTCAGTCCACACTTATGATTGCACAATCAAACTTGCTGGTGACTGTAGTAAAAATTTCTTAGAGTTATTTAAACATAACTTAAATAAGTTTGAGCCTAAATCAATTAAAGGGCCAACTTCAACTCCTATTATGAAATCACCATATGGTTTTCCTAATTTATCAAACGAACCAGTACACATCTTTAAGTGTGAGTTTGCATATCCCGTAACAGAACCAATGGTACAACAATTAGCACAATTGTTAGGTCACAATATTAATTACGTAAGAATGGTCAATACAGCATTTGATGATAGCATCGATAAAGAACTTGTCGGCTACGAAAATGAAATGAAAGACACACCTCTCTTACAAAATGAAGAAATGAATGACAATGGAAAAGAAGCCAGTGAAGAATATGGTGATAAGTACTTAGACAGCATTCATAAACATGCAGAACATAAAAACGTAGGTAAAGTAGGTTTGCCTGCTGATCAAAAGAACACTAAAGATGCTTTTGATCCTTGGAAGCCATGGTCAGATGATTCAATTAAAGGTCAAAAGAGTCCGATGACTGACGTTAAAAGAGGACCCAAGCCTGAAACATCAGCAGGGTACTAAGGAAGACATTATGGATTTTAAAGACATCTTAAACAAATTCGACAAAGCATCAAAAGAAGAATCTATTGTCGAAACTACTCCTAAAAGACCAGCAAACATGTTGACTGAATCAACAGAGTCTGGTGAAGTTGTAGAAGTTGTTGAAGGAGTTCAAGTACCTTCATTAAAAAATATGTTTGAAGAACTTTCACTAGAACCAGCAAAGCCTGGTGCACAAACAATTCATAAAGACGGTGAAGTAATCGGAACTGTTTCTAATCCAGCAGTTGCTAATCAAATGTCACAAGCAATCGACAAAGGCGAATTACAAATCGGTCAAGAAATGCAAGAAGCAGAACAACTTGACGAACTTGCTCCTTTAGCGGCATTAGGGCCAGCACTTATGACTGGTGCTAGAGTGGCAGGTCCTTGGTTAGCAAAACGTGGCGCTCAAATGATTAGTGGAGTCGCCAGAGGCGCAGGTAACTATGCTAAAAAGAACCCAATCAAAACTGCTGTAGGTACAGGGGTAGCCGGCACAGAGCAAGGTAGAGAACTTGCAGGCAACGTCAAAGACGGCGCTGTCGGAATGTATAACTTAACCAACACAACATTTGAAAAAATGAATGATATGATCGATTCAGGTAAACACACGTTTGACCAAGCCTCTCAAAAAATTGCAGACTTAGGTGACGGCGCAGGTGGTATGATTAGAGGCGCAATCGGTGATGCCGCATTTGATACAGTTAAAAGAACAGCATCAACATATGGTCTTCCTTTACTAGCCGCAGTAGCATTACTATACGGCGGAAAGAAAGTTTTAGATAAAGTAATGGACAAAGACGAAGATACTGTTAGAGAAGCAAAAGATTGGATCTCGGGTGCTATCAAAGACCCAGGTGCATTCTCAGCAAAAGCAAAAAGACATGGAATGACAACTAAAGCATTTGCTAATCACGTATTAGCAAACAAAGATGATTTCCCTGCAAAAACAGAAAAACAAGCAAATCTTGCTAAAACATTAGGCAAGATGAAAGAGGGCGAAATGCCCCCACAAGGTCCAGGACAAGCATCTCCTTTAACATTTGAAGGTGCTCAAAATCCACCGGATGACGGTTCACATAATTCATCTAACGATGAAAAAGGCAACGCCGCGGCAAACGCCGCATTGGCAGCCAACGATGCTGATACACCGCAACTTGTAAAAGAAAAAGCAAAAGGTAAAGTAAGCAAGTCGAGTAAATTACCTAGTATTTCAAAAGTGAAATCTATGTGTAACGAAGGGCTGTCTACTAAAGAAATACAACAACTGCACCCTAAGTGCAACCAACAAGAACTTAATATTATGATTAAAAATACTAAAACAAACTTAAAAGAAGGCGCAGATCACATTCTGAAGGCCGCAAAGCACATGGGTCATGCTCATGGTTTATGTAAAGGATCTTATGCATGTCCACATGATGCAGGTTCTGAAGGTGCAAGAGCATACCACGAAGGCTACAAAAAAGGTCTTGACGAAGCATGTGGCATGGGAATCAAAAACGAACCAATCGCAGGTATGGAAGAAGGCGTACTCGGTGGAGTAGGCGGTGCTATTGCAGGATCTAAATTAGGTGGCATGGCAGGCACAGCAATCGGTGGTTCAATCGGTGGCGTTCCTGGAGCAACTATAGGTAAGGCAGCAGGCGCGGCACTAGGTGGAATCGCAGGTGATAAATTAACAGGCGACGGCATCTTTGAAGAACCAGCAGATGAAGTTGTAGATACTATGGCATCTTACGGTGCAATGGGCGAAGCAGAATCTTCACCAGACGGAGACGTTGGTGCTGATGATGACGGTGCATATGACAAATATGACTGGGACGCACAAACTGTAGCACGTAAAGGCATTGACGAAGATGAAATGGAAGAAGGTAACGCATTTACAGGCGCAATGGCAGGAAAAGAAAAAGGTGAAAAGTTCACAGTAGGCGACAAAACATTTACAAAAACATCAGAAGCCGCTACATTAGAAGAAGATGAGTGGACTTTTGAGTCTTTAGAAAAAGAATTAAACTCACACTTAGTCGAAAGCACAGAAGAATCAAAAGAACAACTTGACGAAGGCTATACAATGTCTATTACTCAAGGCGAAGAAAATCAGCCAGACAGAGTAAGTGTTAATGCCACAGATGCAGAAGCAGACAAGTTAATCAAGTTTGTTAAAGACGTAGGCTTAGGTAACTATGGTGATGCAGAAGTATTAGATGCACCAGGTGAAGTTGCAGACGTATCATTTTATGGTAGCCCTGAAGTAGAAGTAGAGCCTCAAAGTTCACACGATGACATGCTCAAGTTAATGGGTATTGTAGACGTAGACGGTGACTATGAAGATGAAGTAGAAGCACCCGGCGTAACAGACGTTGACGTACAAGTAGATGAAAAGTCATGTGACGAATGTGGTGGCGGACATAGCATGGAAGAAGGCTGTGGAGACAAAGCATACGAAGATCAAGGTTATGATGACAAAGAAGATGAGTCATTAGGTATGAGAACTGGTAAAGAATCAGGTAAAAAACAGTCTATGAAAGACCGTAGAGATGATTCTTATGGTAAGTTCGGTAAACGTGACTCTGAACATAGAGATGTTTCATTAGAAGAACAAGAAAAAGATGCAGGATTATACGACAAGTATGATTGGGACGCATCTACAGTTGCTAAAAAAGGCATTGACGAAGAATCTGATGCTGAAAGAGACGATCATGCAGAACGTGCAGGTAAAGAAGTTGCACGACACGCAAAGTACGACGGTCGTAAGCACCCAGGAAGAGATGGTGAAGACATCGTTAAAGATTTAGAATACGATGACTGGAAAGATAAGCATCATATGGAAGAAGATCAAGGCTATGATGACAAAGAAGATGAGTCATTAGGTATGAGAACTGGTAAAGAGTCTGATAAGAAGCAAAGTATGAAAGATCGTAGAGATGATTCATATGGTAAGTTTGGTAAGAGAGATGAAGAACATAGAGAAAAATCTTTAGAAGAAACTCTTGCTCAGTTAGATGAACTTGCTCAGTTAGATGAAAAGCAAGGTTATGATGACAGAGAAGACGAACAACTAGGTATGAAAGACGGCAAAGAATCTGATAAAAAACAATCAATGAAAGATCGCCGTGATGATTCACGTGGTAAGTTTGGTAAAAGAGATAAAGAAGATGACAATAAACCTCGTTCTTTAGAAGAAAATCTTAGAACTTTAGACTTATTAGCAGAAGTAGGCGCAGAAACTTCAGAAGAACCTACTCAACCATTATCACAACATGATGATGAGAGACTTTTAACTAAAGAAGGCGCAGAGGATGCCCCTAAGGACTCTATAAACGATGGTGAGAACGAAGAAATCACTGAGATGGAAACTGATGCTCAAAGAGAATTCAAAGTAGCAGAAGGTGAAGATAAGCCAGACTTTGCTGACATCGATGATGATGGCGACAAAAAAGAGTCTATGAAAAAAGCCGCTAAAGATAAGAAAGAAAAAGTTGATGAATGGGCAAATGATGCAGGTAAGAAAGGTACTGATACAGCATTTGAACAAGACATTGAGTTTATGACTAAAGTTATCTCTGGTGGTCTTAACAAGCAGAAGTCAACAGGTCAAACAACTATCCCAGTTATTGCTGGTCAAGAAGACAGAATGGGATATAATGGTGCTGACGTTGTTAAAGAGGGTTCTGTTGTTTCATCTAATGGATTCGCAACTATTTTAAACAAGTTAGATAGTATCAAAGAATAAAAATAAAACGTTGTACCCCGTTTAAATACCCGGCTCTGTCGGGTATTTTTTTATCTAAGTAATAAGAACTAAGATTGATAAATACTAATATTAGGATAGAATTACTATGGCACAAAGAAATATTGACTTCGGAGCATTCCCTGACGATCCAGATGCAGATGCAATACGATCGGCGTTTGAAAAAGTTCAGTTAAATTTTACAGAAGTATTTGCAGGACTAGGTGATCAAGCAGTTGTCTCAGTCAATAAAACTGCAGGACCTGGCATATATTTAGTTAATGGTTCTCCAGTAGGTAATGTTGTATTAGGTGCAAACATTGCTTGTGTACAGTTTTCTTCAACAACATTATCAGTAGGTCGTTCACCGGGTACAGGTCCAGGTTCTGCGACTATTACTGATTCTACTCAAACATTATATATTGATTTACCTAACACAATAGCAAACGTTACTGACGTTGTAGTATCAAATAGTGTACAAGGCAACGCAATTATAGGTAATCTATCAGGTGATTTTGGATACGTATTAGCAAATGCATCATCTGGAAATGGTAATATAGATGCTAACAATATAACATTGACAGGTGCTGTTGTAGCATCTAATGTTAGTGGTAATGGTGCTGGGTTATCAGCACTCACAGGTTCAAATGTAACTGGACAAGTAGGGAACGCATTAGTTGCAGGTACAGTGTACACTGCGGCGCAACCTAACATTACTTCAGTAGGAACTTTAACAACACTAGATGTAATGTCAACAGTAACTGCAACAGCATTTACTGCAAATACAGGTTTATTTACTGGCGACGGCGGTGGTTTATCAAACATCGTTGGTGCAAATGTAACAGGAGAAGTTACTAACTCTGCGACAGCAAACGCAGTAGCAGGCGCAAACGTAAGTGGAGAAGTAGCATTCTCCGCAGTAGCAAATTCAGTAGCAGGATCAAATGTATCTGGTGCAGTCTCATTCGCAACAACTGCTAATGCAGTCGCCGGAGCAAATGTCTCTGGTGAAGTCGCATTTGCCGCTACAGCAAATAGTGTTGCTGGCGCAAACATATCAGGCGAAGTTGCATTCGCCGCTACTGCTAATTCAGTTGCAGGTTCTAATGTCAGCGGCGAAGTATCATTTGCACAAGTAGCAAATTCAGTCGCAGGTGCAAACGTAACAGGTGAAGTAAGTTTTGCAAGTACTGCAAATAGTGTTGCAGGAGCAAATGTCTCAGGCGCAGTAGCCAATGCTACACATGCATTATCAGCAGACTCAGCAAATGCAGTAGCAGGTGCTAACGTAACTGGTGAAGTAGGTTTTGCGGCTGTTTCAAATTCAGTAGCAGGATCAAATGTTTCAGGTGAAGTCGGATTTGCCGCAGTTGCTAATAGTGTTGCTGGTGCAAATGTAACTGGTGAAGTATCAAATGCCGCAACTGCAAATGCAGTCGATGGCGCCAACGTATCGGGTACGGTTGCAAATGCTACACATGCAACCACAGCAAATACGGTAGTTGATGCGGTACAATCAAATATTACAACTGTAGGTACATTAAGTTCATTAGATGTATCAGGCAATCTTAGTGCTGGCAATGTAACAACAACTGGTACATTTACTGGTGATGGTGGTGGTTTATCAAACATCTCTGTATCAACAGGATCTTATATCGAAAACGGTACAAGTGAAGCAAGACTTGACACTGACGGTCCTTTCAGAGTTACAGTTGGTGGAACTGCAAACGTATTACAAGTTAACAATACAGGTACAGAAGTAGCAGTAACAGGCTCAATGTCTGTATCAGGTGGATTTGATAACAACATAGACTTTAACAGCACATCTAATTTAGGGCCAGTAGGCAACGTAACAATTACAGGTGGTGCTACTGGAGCATTCTTAATGACAGATGGCTCTGGTACTTTAACATGGGACACAGCAACTTTAGTTCCAGCACAAGGCGCAGATACACAAATTATATTCAATGACGGTGGAAGTACATATGCCGGTAACACTGGACTAACGTTCAATAAAACATCAGGTAATGTGGCAATACCAGGCAACTTAGCAGTAACAAGTGCTGTATCTGGTACAACACTTGAAGGAAGTTTATTAACAAATGCACAACCAAACATTACAAGCCTTGGTACATTAACAAGTTTAATTTTAAGTGGTAATCTCAATACTAACAGTGATCTTATCACTAACGCAGGTAACATTACAATTGCTAGTGGTACAGGATCATTTATAGGAAATGGTGCAGGATTAACAAATATTACAGGAGCAAACGTAAGTGAAGTTCCTTTAGCAACATTAGCAACTACTGCTACAACAGCAAACGCAGTTGCAGGTGCTAATGTATCAGGAGAAGTTCCCTTTGCACAAGTAGCCAATTCAGTTGCTGGTGCAAATGTTTCAGGCGAAGTTGCATTCGCCGCTACTGCTAACTCAGTAGCAGGTGCTAACGTTTCTGGAGCAGTTGCAAGTGCTACTACAGCAACAACTGCCACAACAGCAGATACCGTAACAACAGCATCACAACCCAACATCACTAGTGTTGGAACGTTATCGTCATTATCTGTTACAGGTAATGTGTCTGCAGGAAATGTATCGGGCACTGGTGGTGTCTTTACATACGTATCAGGAGATGGCGCTAACTTAACAGCAATAGACGGACAACAAGTTACAGGTGAAGTAGACTTTGCACAAGTAGCAAATAGTGTCGCAGGTGCTAATGTATCAGGGACTGTCGCATTAGCAACAACCGCAGGAACTGTGTCTACATCAGCACAGCCAAACATCACATCTGTTGGAACTTTAACAGTATTAGGTGTAAATGGTATTGTAACAGCACAATCGTTTACAGCAAATACAGGGTTATTTAACGGTGATGGTGGTGGACTATCTAATGTGGCGGCAGCCAATATTAGTGGTATAGTAGCAAACGCAACATATGCAACATCAGCAGGTAGTGCGGCATTAGCATTAGATATTACAGGAGCAACACAACCTAATATTACTAGTGTAGGCACACTAACAAGTTTAACAGTGTCTGGTAACATAACTAACCAGACTCACATTATTAAAGATGTAACAACCGCAACAGCAGGTGGCACCGATCAATCAGGAGCAACAGCATTAAGTGGAGCAGATATATTCTCAGTTACTACACCTAGCAATAACAACGGTGTTAGATTGATGGCTGCTACTCCTGGCTTATGTATATACATCAAAAATTTAGATCCAACAGATACATTAAAAGTATATCCAGCATCTAATGATGCGATTGACGGTAACGGAACTAATGGAGCAATGTCAATAGGTCCTTTAGGACAAATTCAATTTGTAGCCCACAGTTCATCACAATGGTATACTGTCGGCGCAACATATGCATAATGTTTTGCATCTTTAGAAAGGATAAAAAACAAATGAAATTATCAAAGAATTTTACACTCACAGAGTTTGAAAAAAGTCAAACTGCTATACGTCAGGGTTTAGATAACACTATGCCTGAAGAACATTTAGAAAATGCAAAAGCATTATGTGAAAACGTATTACAAAAAGTAAGAGATCATTTTGGACCTGTAATTATTAATAGTGGATATCGTGGATCTGCTCTTAATAAAGCAGTAGGTGGAAGTGCAAAATCACAACACTGTAAGGGTCAAGCCGCAGACATAGAAATACATGGAGTATCTAATTACGATCTTGCTAAATGGATTGAAAAAAATACAGATTTTGATCAAGTAATTTTAGAATTTTACACTCCGGGTATACCTGATTCAGGTTGGGTGCATGTTACTTACAATACTGCAGGTAATAGAGGCAAGTCTTTAACTGCATCTAAAGTCGATGGCAGAACACATTATTCTTTAGGTCTCACTAAATGAGTAATCATCCTGAGTGGGTAACACCAGCCGGAAGTATAGGCGCATTCCCGTCTCAAGTTCCTATGACATTTACGTTTGTAGCAACCCCAGAACTTCCTGCAACAGCAATTACTTACGCAGTATTGAGCGGAAGCATACCCTCAGGATTATCATTAGATAGTGAAACTGGAATATTATCAGGTACACCTGCAACTGTGGGTGCAGACACTACTTACAATTTTTCTATTAGAGCAACAGACGATTATCTAGGTGATACACAACGTATTATGGATAGAACATTTAGTATGATTATTAGTGGTGTTGCAACACCTGAATTTACTACTCCTGCAGGTACTATTTTAAATTCAAACGACAGTGTATGGAGAGAATTGCAGATAGAATATACAAATCCAGTAACGACTAATCCAATATCTATTAGGAAAATTCAAGGAACATTGCCTCCTGGATTAGAAATTAATGAATCAGGATTAATTAGAGGTTATCCTGAACCACCCGTCATTAGTGTTAATTATAGTACTGTTAATACATCAGTATTAGCCATATCATCAAACGTTTTGACAGTATTGAGTACAACAGGATTTATTAAAGAAAGGCCTATTATATTTAATGGTGCAGTTTATGGGGACATTGTAGCAAATAGAGTATATTATGTCAAAGATATTTTAAGTGCAACTACATTTACAATATCATCAGCACGTGGCGGAGCAGAAGAAATTTTATCAGATGGCGTAGGAACATTTGGAGCATTATTACCACAAATACAAACAGGTGAGCCTACTGTACAAACATATTCATTTACATTAGAATTAGTATCACCATTAGGAAATGCATTAGAATCATATAATATTATTATTGCAAATCAAAATGCGCCGATAAGTGCAGGAGGTCCTGGCCTTCCACCAAACAGCAGAATACCTAGTGTCTTAAATACAAGACCACAAACATTTGATGTTGCAACCAATGATCCAACTAACTATGGTTATTATGTATTTCCTAATGATGATCCAAATACTACGTATTCACCAAGTGAAGAAGCAAATATAGGAACCTTTCAAAGTGGAGAATATTTTGCATGGAGAATGTTAGGAAAAGATTTTGATGGCAATGCTTTAGAATATCGATACACTGATCTACCTTTAGGATTAGTAGGAGATTCAGTGACTGGATGGATAACAGGAACGCCTGTAATTGCTGATAATAGTATTTCAAATTATACATTTAGTGTTAATGTAAGAAAAGCAAGTTTTACATCTATACAAAGTTCCACATTTAAATTTAAAATGACTGTTACAAATGATATATTAGGAGTAATCAATTGGACAACACCTAATGATCTTGGTAAAATGAATAACAGTGAAACATCTATTTTAGCGGTTAATGCAACAAGTGATGTAGAACTTGAATATAGAGTTACGAGCGGCACATTACCTCCCAACTTACAATTGTTAAGCAATGGTGAAATATCAGGTAAAGTAGCATATCAACCCAATGATACATTTACAGAACCAAACGCAGAAACACCGTTTACATTTACAATCGAAGCATATTCGCCTTTTTATCCTGTGATTAATTCTACAAGAACGTTTACATTAACTATCGTACAAGAATTTATTCAACCCACAGATACTTTATATATTAAATGTGTACCAAATGTTGCAGATAGGAATATTATTAATTCATTACTTAACAATACAATGATTTTCCCTGAACAAGATTTGTATAGGCCAGAAGACGTAAACTTTGGTAAAGCAACTAATATTACATATGAACATGCGTATGGTATATATGCAAGTGATTTTGAAGAATATGTAGCCGCTATTGACAAGAATCATTATTGGAGATATATTACATTAGGTGAATTAAAAACAGCAGTTGCAAAAAATTCTGCTGGAGAAATAGTTTATGAAGTAGTTTATTCTCAAATACAAGATGATCTAATAAACCCAAAAGGCAAAAGCATCAGTGAAGAAATTTTATGGCCTAGAAGTATACCACTTAATAAAGGACCATGGTACACAAGTGTAACAGATATCTACACAAGTTATATAGATACAACCCCCGACGGACAACAAATACAAACAGAAGAAACGTTTGAAGAACAATTAATCGTTTCAGAAACTGAATTACCTTTGTTAACAGAAACAAGTCAACCAGCATATTATACAAGTTTAACTCCTGAATTTGCAAGAGCATTGTATCCTAATTCATTGCCAAACATGAGAGACAGAGCAGGACAGAACTTAGGACAAGAATTTGACTTTAGACTTCTTCCTGAATGGATGACTAGTCAACAAGCAAACGGTTCGACTTTAGGATATACTCCCGCTTGGGTTCTTGCTTATTGTAAGCCGGGTACCGCTGATACAATTAAAAACAATATTGAAACTTTATGGGTAGATCCTTTAGGTAAACCATACACATTGAACACAATTAACTTCCAGTTAGACAGAATTACAGTTAATAAATCTACTACGTTTGACTATGATAATAACACTAGTCCGCCCGCATGGACAGGATTACCTAGTGCATCTCCAGAACCTAATCCTATTGATTCTGAAGACTTTCATGTTTTATTTCCTAGAAGAACTGTTTTACCAGACGAAGGAAATGTATCTGGATAATTTGTGTTGATAAATAGTATATTGAGAGATTATATAAATTATGACTAGTACAATTAATACAAACGGAATAGACGGAAACTATCCTGTCCCGGGACAGAATAACAATTCTCAGGGTTTCAGAGATAATTTTACGGCTATCAAAAATAATTTAAATACAGCCGAAACAGAAATTTCAGACTTACAAAGTAATGCTGTACTTAAAGCGCCTTTAACTGGTATTCCGTTAGACAATAACATGGCCAATACTTTGATTAGTAATGCCGCTGTTAGAACGTTTCGTAATACTACATATAATTTAGGTAATAACGTATCAGGAACAGTCGTAGTCGATTGTACATTAGGTGATGTACAATTTGCAACTATTACAGGAAACACTACGTTTCAATTTGCAGGTTGGGCACCTACTTCAACAAAACACACAATCACGTTAGACTTAACTGTTGCAAACACTGATGCATTTTTAATGTTCCCTGCTGAAGTTGTTGGTAGTGGTGACATTTTAGAAAACAACATAACGGTTAGTGGCAACTTAGCAATTGCTAAAGCACCTTATGATGTAACTAATCTCGTATATGATTTTTCTACTATTGATTGTGGTAATACAATTTTAGTAGAACCAGTCAACAGAAGTTATCAAATCTCACAAATCGAACAAAGAGAAGCAATTATTCCTACAGGATATGTAGGTGACAGAAACGGTGATGTTGCATTCTCTACAGTTATCGAACCACAAACAATAACTGATACAGGTAACGTTTTTACTGCCGGAACATTTGTAGTTGGTAGAGAATATATTATTGTTTCTACAGGAGACACTGATTTTACTTTAATTGGAGCCGCAGATAGCAACCCGGGAACTGCATTCGTAGCAACTGGTGTTGGTACAGGAACTGGAACAGCCAGTGACAATACTTTAATTACAGACAACACTACTGGTTTTTATGTAGGCATGCCAGTAGAGTTTACAGGACAAAATGGCAACACAGTATTTGGAGGAGTCTCTGCGGGTACAGATTATTATGTAACATTTGTCGAAGATGATACTAGTTTTGCAGTAAGTACTACGTTGGGCGGTAGCAATATAGCACTGACTACTGGCAACAGTACAATGCAAGTATCACCTATTAAACATGTTTATTATGCTACAGGAACATTTGACAGCACAGTGAATTCTGTTAATTTGCATGAAACTACTGCATCAACAGACTTAATAGAATTGGCAGCCACTGTTCCAAATGTTGCATCATATGGATTAAATCAACCTATCGTATTTTCAGGCAGTGAGATAGAATTAGACGATGCAGGTCTTTTAGCAAATACTACATATTATATTGCTTCTATCGATACAGGTGGTGCAAACACAGCAATATCAATAAGCCGATCACGTACAAATGGCGTAGCAGACGGCAACGTATCATTATCTGATCATACATTTACTTCAAACATAGCATTAGGTAATGTGTATACACAGGGCCACGACATTTGGAAAAGAATTAGGCTAGACTCGTTTTAAAGGATAGGCTATGTCAGGCATGCATCATCCATTTATCAACGATCTTTCTGATAAAAGTATAGAAGAATTACAAGAAGCAATTTCTGATCTTACTACTAAAATTACATTTGCACATCGCATACAAAATCAACCTATGATTAATCAATTAGATATGATTCTTAATAGTTACAAATCTGAACAAAAGAAAAAATTAGATAAATTGTTTGCTGAAAAAGAGATAGGTGATAACATTAAAGTAGATAGAAAATGAGTACCAGAATAGAAAAAGATTTAGGTTTTTCTACAGCAATACATTTTGCTGATACATTCATGTTAAATGAATATTTAATGACTTTATCTATGTTAGTAGAAACAGAGGACATTGCAGAACAAAATATTGCTTTAGAACGTTTACTGCATTTTGTTATAAACGTATTAAACAATTGTATTTTTATCAACGAAAACAACACCAAAGAAATTAAAAAATATAAAGAAGCAGGTATTAGAGTTTGTGAACTGCCCGATGATCCTTTTGATCAAATTATTTCTATGGCACTTTTGCAAAAGTTTAATTCTATTACTGAAGGACGAATTAAAGTTACAGACTGCTCACTAAGTTCTCATTTAAGTGACGGTGTTCGTTTCTGTACAGTTTCAGAAATAGTAGAGAGTAACATAGATCAAGGAAACCATAAATGGTGGAATTGCAGTACACTCTGCATTGAACATTCTAAACCAGATGATAACAATGATAATATTGTTAAACTTTTTTCTAATGATGAATGGGAAAAACTATCACTCAACTTTAAAAAGGGTAAAAAATCTTCCAAAAGTTAGACCTTTTTGCTTGTAAATCAACAATAATAGTGTATAATATATCATATGATTAACGATTATTACGGACGCCCTATATATACTGAACGAGATTTAGTAGATATCTACATGACAAATCCAAATCAGAAATTAAAAGGTGTTCTTACTAATAACAAAATAGAAATTGATCCAAGCCTAGAAATAGAAAATGTTCCTGAGTTAATAGAACACACATTAGCACAAGTTTCTGTTGCAGATTTTGATGAAGAAATGCGAAGCAAATGGCATATGCCTACAAAATACAGAGAACTAGACATTGCTAAATGGTTACTAGAACAATGTAAACACGAAGAAGAAATACAACGTGTAGGAAAAGAATTGTTATTGTATCAAAAACGCGGACAATTTCAACTATTGCAGTATATGAAATATCTTGTTGATTTAATGAGAGAACATAATATCGTATGGGGAGTAGGTAGAGGGTCTAGTGTATCAAGTTTTGTTTTATTTTTGATAGGAATTCACCGTATAAATAGTATATACTACGGTTTAGACGTTGAAGAATTTTTAAAATAGGAAGCAATATGGGAAGAATATATAAAACGGCAAGGGGAAGATCACTAGACATGGCGTCTTTGATTGCGAAACAAGAAAAAACACGTGCTGTTAGTAATATTAATGCAATTAATTCACGTGGTGATGAAATCGATCAAGCAGGAAATGTAGTAAGACCTAATACTCAACGAGTTGCAGATTCATACGCATCACAGGTAGGAACTCAAGGTGCAGTAAGTTTACAAGAACGCCCTGAAAATCCTAATATTAGTAAAAGTGCTAATCCAAACGCTCCATTATCTCCCAAACAAAAAAGAGAACTTGAAGCATTAGAAAAAGTAGAGTCAGGTGCAGTGGAAGAAAAGGCGCCTACTGAGACTCCTATGCTAGATAAGTTAGTAGAAGAATCAAAACCTAACGTGCAAGAAAGTGTGCAACCTGTAGCAGAAGTGGCGCAAGAAAGTGTAGAAGAATACGTAGCACCCATTGAAGCAGAGATTGCTCCTATTCCCCCTGCAGAACCTGAAGAATTTGTAATGAAATCAGCAGACGAAGCACCAGATAGTTTCCCTGCAGAAGGAGAAATAGAATTACATCCTGAAGAGGCTGAATTAGCAGAACTTGAAGAAGACTTTGATATCGAAGCAATTAAGAAAGCGGCTTTAGAAAACATTGTAACAGAACAACCAAAAGCAAAATCTAAAAAGAAGGGTAAGTAATAAATGGCAATAGGACTTAAATCTAATATCAATCGTATACATTGTAAATCATTGAGAGCAATCAGTGATAAAATTATTGTACATGGTATGGAGTTCGGTGAACAGAAACTTGCATCTGGTATCGTGCTAGTAGACGATGATAAAAAGTCTACAGGAATCAAGCCTAGATGGGCACAAGTATACTCTATCGGTCCACAGGCAAATACTGAACTTAAAGAAGGACAATATGTAATGGTAGCACATGGTCGTTGGACACGTGGTATTAACATTACAGACGAAGAAGGGGACAAGACAATTCGTTGTGTTGACCCAAAAGATTGCTTGTTAGTAAGTGATGAACCACAGACTAACATGGCATATGGAGATAAAGAAGGAGCATAGTGTTCGGATTTTTTACTTATGTGTTCATGTGAATACATATAATGAAAAATTTAAAGGAGACTATATGAAATTTTTTATTTTCATTCTGGCACTAGTTTCATTCGGTGCTACAGCCCAAACGGTTATCAACTATGACGATGGTTCTACATTGACCCTTGAAGAAGGTGAAATGATTCACGTTACTAAAGGTAAATTGTATCAACAACGCACTTATAATAGCGGTAGAACTATTCAGTTCAAAGAGTTTCCGGAAACTGCTCGGCGTGATTATGTTGAAGTAGATAACGGAACTGATGACGACATGGCAATGGGATCACACGCCTGGTGTGATGCATATGTTCCATGGTCAGAAGGTTTGACCTTCACTATGGTTGCATGGCAACGTTATTGTGATACAAATAATGACGGTGTGTATGACGAAAACGATGACGGTTGGGAAGGCTAAAATAAAGGGCACATTGTTGCCCTTTTTCTTTAATTAATGATTGACATCTATTCATTAATCCTATATAATAACAGTATTAAATTAAACTCAATGAGGTATCAATGAAGAATCAGTTGTGGGTAGAAAAGTATCGTCCGTTATCTGTAGATGATTATGTGTTTACAGATCCAATTCAAAAAGAACAAGTTCAAAACTGGATAGCAGAAGATAGTTTCCCTCATTTATTGATGTCTGGTGACCCCGGTACAGGTAAAACTACACTGGCAAAAGTGTTGATTAACGAATTAGGTATCGAAGAATATGACGTATTGACTATTAATGCATCACGTGAAAATGGTATTGACATGTTGCGTGAAAAGATTAATGGCTTTGTGCAGACTATGCCGTTCGGCAAGTTCAAGGTGGTGCTGTTAGACGAGGCAGATTATTTAACTCAGCCCTCGCAGGCAGCCTTAAGAAATGATATGGAAGCATACCATGAGACTGTAAGATACATTCTCACTTGTAACTATGCCCATAAGATCATTCCTGCACTAAAGTCTCGTTGTCATCAATATCATATTGCTAAGCCTGATATGACAGAGTTTACAGCAAGAGCGGCAACTGTGCTAGTTACAGAAAAAGTTGAGTTTGAATTAGATGTATTAGATACATATGTTCGTGCAACTTATCCTGACTTACGTAAGTGTCTCAATCAATTGCAAGTAAACAGCGGCTCTGGCGCTCTCAGGCCCCCTCAGAGTGAAGGCCAGAGTGAAGATGAACTCTTAGTCGAAGCAACAAACTTGTTTAAAAGCGGTAATTTAATCGAAGCAAGACAACAATTGATGCAATATATCGCATTGTATCCTACTAGAATCGAAGATACATATCGTTGGATGTATGATAACTTAGACTTGTTTGGGGCAAGTAATGAAGAACGTGATGCAAATATCATTGTTATCAGAAATGGTCTAGCAAATCTGCCGTTAGTAGGTATCCCTGAGATATCACTCGCCGCAACTTTAGTTGAGTTGACTTCTTAACCATATAAATAAATGATATGAGATATTTACTAATACAATACATTCGCAAACCAAATGGTCAAATAGATGAATTGGTTCAAGTTTCACGCAAATTAAAAAAATCAGACATGAACACAAAAAATGTGATTATGGACTACTCTGATAATTCAGTTCAAAAATGTGTTATTGAAGGTAATAACCACGATACAACATTTGAAAAAATGAGTTCTTATTACAAGAGAATTTACCCTAAACTGATTGAGCAACTTGAAAAAGAGGGACCAATCGAAAAGAAAGATAAAAGGAATAAAAAATGAGAAATAAATTTAAAGAAGTTTTGTTAGATTTTGGACAAGGAGCATACATATTTGCATGGATTTTTGTTATTATGTTTACTTATATTTGGACATTGTCTCTTTTTAACTTCTCAGAAACAATTGAAGAATTATTAATATTTGCACCTTTATTCATTTATGCCGCTTATATGATGGGCGGATTAAGAAGGCTGAATAGAAAATCAAAGACCTTGTAGGGGCAAAATCTTCAGTCGAAAGGGCCTAGAACGGCCCTTTCTTTTTGGTTTATATGGACCTATGAAATTATTGATACATCTTTAGTACGTGTTCAATAATCTTGTGTCTCCGTATGTCTTTGTGATCAAAAGTACAAGCAGTCATGCCTGGCACTTTATGTAGATCAATTCTTTCTTTTAAATCAAGGAGCCCGTTATTGTGTGTTAGTCGGTCAGTCTGTTCAACGTCACCATTGATTACGATTTTGCTACCCTCAGCAATCCTTGTCATTAACATTTTTATTTGTGACGGTGTTGCGTTTTGAGCCTCATCTAATATAATCCATGAATGCTTGAAGTTTCTGCCTCGGCAAAATGCTAAAGGTGTGATTTCTATGATTTGTTCCTTTAACATATATTCGATTTCATTCTGTGAGTAATATTCTCTCACCACATCGAATAAGGGTCTTACCCATGGTTCCATTTTTGAGTTTAAGTCGCCTGGGAGAAAGCCATGTTTTTCATCATCCACTGCTACAGCAGGGCGTGTGAGTAATATTTTATCGCATTGACCTGATCTTAATGCTCTCATTGCCGCTAACATTGCTAAGTAGGTTTTACCTGTTCCAGCGGGGCCACTAGCCATAACGATATCTGTTTCAGGGTCATTTAATGCTATAATATATTTTTCCTGATTTATACTCTGAGGTACTAATTCGATTGGTCTACGTGACTTCTGCTTTTTGCTATACTTGCTAAAGTCAATGGTCTTTGAGGTGTTCATATAGAATGTGTCCTCTGCGTTGTATTGTGTTTCCCTGTGTCTGTATGGTTCATGTTTTTTCCTTAGTGCGCCTGTTTTTCGTTTACTCATATATAATTCCTATATTTTAAAATGAAATGAGAAATTGTTTTCTCATTAAATACTTACCTGGTTTAGGTATGTAAAGAATCAGTGGATGAGGAAATGTCGTTTTGTGATAAATACTAGCACCAGAAGAACATGTTGTAAAATTCTTTTGCAGTCCCAATGAGATAAATACTAGTATGACTAAAGCAATTACAGGCGATAATCTTGCTAGGAAACAAGCAGATTCATTTTTCAAAGACATTGACTTTGTTAGTATTGTAGATACAATAAAAAATATCTATATGTCTGACGGTGCAATGAATACTTTGCTGGACTTTGAAAGAGTCTTAGACGAAGCAGACATATATGCATATAGAAATTGGATCAACGGAGAATTAGTACAAGGTCCTGATGTAGGAAGATATTCATGTACATGTACATTTATGTGGCCTTATAAATTAATGCCTGATCCTAGAGCAACATTAAGACTTGCAACAATTGGTTGCAATATTAAAATGATGAAGTCTAAGATTGAAGTTCCTGTAGCAGTCACATCATACGAAGACTTTCAATCAGGAAGTCGTTACCCTAAAATGAAAGAAAATAAAGTTTGGTTTATGCAAATTGAAATACCTTTTGAATTAATGGATGATATTAAAGAAGGTAGTGTTGACATTGCAGAAGACACAATTGACTTATCAGAAATCGAAGATGCATATGACAATGATTTAGAACAAACAAAATCAGAAGAAGATACAGGCAACGATATGGAAGCAGTTGATGACGTTACTCAAGGCGCACCAAATGATGGCGGAGCATTTCAAATCTAATGACTATTCTATCTGAAAGTTTAAACTACATGGACATGGAAAATCAAGTTGTTCCTCTTGTATCTATAGATGAATATGCCGCTAAGATGGGAGAAGACAAAGATATTGTCACAGTAACTTTTATGGTTAAATCAAAATTAGTTGCTGAAGATTTAGTAACATGGTTTGAAAGAGGCTATGATTTTATTTTAGATGCTAGTATATCAGACGGTGAACTCTCACCTAACAAATGGTTAGTCTTTGTAGAAATGGAAAGACGTTCATGGGTAGCACGTAGAGTATTAGGTTTATTAAAAGATTTAGAAACACTAACAGGCATGCCTGTCGAAGAATATACTCTTAACATTGACGGTGATGAATATCCAATGGAACTAGAGATTATGAAACAAAAAATTATTTTAAACCCAACCAAATACGAGATTGAAAAAGAAGAACCCATCAATGATGAACTCAATGAAATGAGACTCAAAGCAGGTTTAGAATACAAAGAATCTGACACTCCCAAAGACGAATACATCAAATCACTTCAAGCAACTGCCGGGATTTAACGGGCAAATTACTGTTGACTTCTATATACATGGCTGTTATAATATAGCATGGACCATTATCAAACATTAGGTGTATCACCTCAAGCCGATCAAAAGGAAATTAAAAGAGCCTATCGAAAACTTGCAGGTAAACATCACCCTGATAAAGGCGGAGATGCTGAAAAATTTAAAGAATTACAAAAAGCATATGATACTCTAAGTGACCCACAGAAACGAGCAGAGTATGATAATCCTAATCCATTCACACAATTTCAGCAAGGAGGCAATCCGTTTGGTGCAGATAGTCCGTTTGGTGATATCTTTGGTGATATCTTTGGTCAACGTCCTAGAGGAACTAGGCGTCCGCAACCTCAACCAATGTATAGAACACAGTTAAATGTTACTTTACGTCAATCATACACAGGTGATATACAAACACTAGAATTAAATACTCCACAAGGTAAAAAAGTCGTGCAAGTTACTGTGCCACAAGGTGTACAGACCGGGCAACAGACACGTTATGATAATGTAGTTCAAAACGGAACATCTTTAATTATTGATTTTCATGTAATGCAAGATTCATGGTTTGAAAGACACGGAAACAATTTGTTATGTACACATAACATTTCAGTATTAGATTTAATTGTGGGAACACATTTTAATTTTACTACGATATCTGGAAAGGTCTTAAAAGTTACAGTAAAACCCAACACACAACCAGGTACACAAATTAAATTAGCAGGACATGGAATGCCAATTGCTGATCGAAGAGGTCCTAATTACACTTCTGGAAACAACGGTGACCAAATTATATTGCTTAATGGTATTATACCAGATACAATAGAGCAAGGTGTCATAGACTCAATTAAAAAATATAAAGATATCCAAGACTTAAAGCAAAACTAAATAATATTATACAGAGGAAAAACATTTGAACACATCACCAGAAATTGAAAATATTATCTCTAGGGCAATCGAAACTGCAAAGTCCTATAATCATCAGTATGTTACTATTGAGCATTTGCTTCACGCATTAGTAACACATCAACCGTTTAAAAAAGTATTAAATCAATTTAATGTTGATACTGATTTAATGATTGGTGAAATAGAAGCATACTTGAATGGATTACATGCTATCGAATCTAAAGACCCTGAGTGTGTTCCTAAGAAAACTAATTCACTAGAACGTGTAATGAATAGAGGTGTTACACAAGTTCTATTTACAGGTCGTAGACAAGTCACTACTATGGATCTGTATCTATCGATTGCAACTGAAGGAAACACCCATGCACATTATTTCTTATTAAAGTATGGTGTAAACAAAACTCAGTTTATTGAATTTTGGCAAAAAAATTATAGACATCAGGATAGTCAAAACATCAGTCAAGACCAAGCAGATGATATTTTAGAAGAATACACAACTAATTTAACTAAATTGGCTAGAGACGATAAACTAGAACCTGTCATAGGACGTGTGTCTGAAATTGATGACATTATTAATGTTCTAGCAAAACGTTTTAAAGCAAACGTATTAATGGTAGGTGATCCGGGTGTAGGTAAAACAGCAATTGCAGAAGGTATTGCACAAGCAGTTGTTAACAAAGAAGTACCCGAGTTCTTAGACGGACATGAAGTCTATTCATTAGAGATTGGTAACTTACTTGCTGGATCAAAATATCGCGGTGAGTTTGAAGAAAAAGTTAAAGAAGTCATTATGGCTTTAGAAGTTAAAAAGAATTGTATCTTATTCATTGACGAAGCCCACACTATGGGAGGCGCTGGATCAACATCGAATGGCTCAGTTGATTTTGCAAACATGATTAAGCCTGCTATTACTAAAGGAACTCTCAAAGTAATCGCATCTACTACATGGGAAGAATACTATGAATCGTTTGAAAAAGACAGAGCCCTCATGCGTAGATTCTATCGTGTTTCAATTGATGAACCTTCACATGATACTACAATTAGAATTTTACGTGGTTTATCCGATAGATTAAATGACTTCCACGATGTCAACATTACAGAAGATGCAATCGAAGCCGCAGTTGAAATGGCTGACAGATACATACACGAAAGAAAGAATCCAGATAAGTCTATTGACTTACTTGATGCCGCTTGTGCAAAGCAACGTGTAGCAGAAAACAAAGGTGTTGATATCACTAAGACATTGATTTTTGATCAAGTAGAGAAGTTCACAGGCGTTCCTGCTGACAAACTTAAAGGTGATAATGTAGATCGTATTACTAACTTAGACGTTAATGTTAAAAGTAAGTTGTATGGTCAAGATGATGTAGTTGATAATGTAATCGAAAGAGTTTATGTATCGTTTGCAGGAATCGGCAACGAAACTAAACCTATCGCAAGTTTCTTATTTTTAGGACCAACAGGCACGGGAAAAACAGAATTGGCTAAACTGCTGTCTAGTAACTTAGATATGCCACTGCTCAAATACGATATGTCCGAGTATTCTGAGAAACACAGTGTAAGCAGTTTGATAGGACCTCCCCCGGGTTATGTAGGTTTTAGTGATTCACAAGTACAAGGCGGACGTTTGATATCAGACTTAAGTAAACAACCTCATTCAATCATGTTGTTTGATGAAGTTGAGAAAGCACACCCTGATATCTTTAATATTTTCTTACAGATGTTAGACGAAGGTACGATCACTGGGTCTAATGGTAAGCAAGTATCATGTAAGAACTGTTTAATCATTCTCACATCTAACTTAGGTAGTGCAGACGGAGAACGTTCAAACATCGGATTCGGTGATACGGACAAAGTAGGCGAAGATGAAAAAGCAATGAAAAACTTCTTTAAGCCAGAGTTTAGAAATAGACTTGACATGGTTTGTAAGTTTGGTAAACTTGATAAACTATCTATTAAAAAGATTGTTGTTAAATTTGTTGCTGACCTACAAAAAGCACTGCTTGATAAACATAATATCACTCTTAACTTTAGTGAAGATGCAGTTGATTACTTAGCAGACGTAGGTTATGATAGCAAGTTGGGAGCAAGACCATTAGCAAGAAAAATTGATGAACTTGTAAGAGTCCCATTGAGTAAAAAGATTTTATTTGAGAAAATCAAAGATGCTAATGTCATGTGTGTTATTGATCCAGACACTGGAGAGATTGATTTTGCTTCAACGAAAAAACAGGTTGCTCAAGTAGGTGACGATGGTATCATTGAAGTAGAAGATTCAGACAACATATAATCTCACCTACAGACTATATAAGCATAAATACTCTTATAACACGGAGATAATTATGGCTAAAATAGTCGAAGATATGGTAGCAATCAAATTAAGCAAAATTGCAAAAGATGATGCTCCAGACGGTCAATCAATCATAACTGACGAAATTGCCTCTCAAATAGAAGCAGTGGCGCAAGAGTTAGTTGGTGAATCAGTTATAGTAGAAATAGTGAGGGGATAGAATGTCTCAATCAACAATCCTTACATTATTACCACAAACTACATATGACAATGATGGCACGGCTCAGCCTTACGATGTAACAGGTAATGCTGTACAGGGCGCCGCATATTATTTAGGAAATCAAGACCTACAAACATTATCATATAATTTTTCAGAAGTCACAGGGAATTTAGTAATTGAAGCCGCACTTTCTAATCCTCCCGGAGACAATGACTGGTTCAAAATTTTTGAAACAGAAGCAAACAATGCCGCTAATCTTAATGCAAACACTAGTTCTTATACAAACTTATCAGGTAACTTTGTTTATTTGAGAGCAAAAATAGAAGATTTTGCAAATGGTGTTGTTCAATACGTAAAAGTAAGTTACTAACATGGCAAATATTGTTATTATGCCAGGTGGATTTCACCCATTTCATGCAGGGCATGCCGCACTTTACAACTCTATAAAAGAGAAGTATGGTAAAGGCTCTGACATCTATGTGGCCGCTAGTAACAATCAAAAAGAACGACCCTTCCCATTTGAAATTAAAGAAAAATTAGCACAACTTTCAGGTGTACAACCAGGTGAGTTTGTGCAAGTTAAATCTCCGTTTGTACCAACAGAAATCACAAACAAGTATGATCCAGACAAAGACACGATTGTTTTTGTACGAAGTGAAAAAGATAAAAATGAATACCCAAAGCCCGGGGCAGTTAAGAAAGACGGATCACCGGGATACTTTCAACATATAGATACAGCAAAAAGAGGTGCACAACCTTTTAGTAAAGTAGGCTATATGGATTACTTACCAGTTAAAGAATTTGCAGGTATTACTAGTGCTACACAAATCAGAGATACGTGGCCTAGTCTTAATGATGATCAACGTGAAGAATTTGTAACACACATTTATCCTAATATAAAAGGCAACGACAAACTAATTAAGAATGTAGTTAAGTTATTAAGTAAAGGAATGTCCTTAAATGAAGGACTAGCATATATTGATAAAGATGGTAACAGAGTTGATTATACAAGACCTGACTTACCCACAGACATTGAAAATTTAGTCATTGATTGGTTTAATGACAGAGACAAATACACTAAGGCAACTTTACAATCTAAAGGATATAAAGTAGACGTTGATGATAAGTTCAACAACATTGATATTACAGACAAAAGAGGTAGAAAATATACTGTGTCTACAGACGATGCAATGTCTAAACTTATACAACAAGCATATGCAGAACCAATGACTGAAGACAAGAACGATACATTACTTGATACAAAACGTGCAAGAGCAATACTTCAACTTTATACAAGAACAAACGGGTTTGATTTAAGAAAAATCATATCAAGCCGTAAACGTGGCGGCGGCACTAACGAAAGAATAATGACAGTAATGCTTAGACCGGACTCTAAGACTTTCAGTAGAGACGATATAGATAATCTTTCCGATGAACTTCAAAGAAGATTTAGTGTTACAGTTCCTAGAATGACTATTACAGGTAACGGTAGTTATCTTAATCTAAATCCTGTTGTAGTTACAAAAGTAAATGAAGCATTTGTTGACCCAGATCAATCAAAGCAATATTGGAACCACGATGCACAAAAAGTAGGCGTCGGTGGACAAATAGAGTTTCCACTTACTGACACACCAAACTTAAATGGCAGAAGACAAGGCTTCAATGAAGGTGAAGAAAGAAGTGATATCGAAACTGCCGCTTATGAATGGTTGCTAGATTATAAAAGTAAAAATCCTGAAGCAGACTATGAAAAACTGTATTCAGTATTAAAAAATGTTAGCCACGATGATCTTGGTACACAAGAATTAGATTATTTTATAGGAGAACCATTAGGCTTGAACATGGACAACAAGAATTTAATTGTTGATGCTGTTCTTGCTCAAATGACAGAAGGCGTGCGTAGATACAGATACGAAGAAAGCATAGAAAAGATTCGTAACATGATTAAAGAGTCAAGTGACGAACAGAAATCTAAGTCCACAGATTTACATCGCAAACTGTTTGAACTTATGGAAGAAGAAAAAAACAACGTTGTTAAACTCCGAGGTTTTGGTAGAGAACAAGATAAAAAAGTACCTGATTTAAACATAGTTAGAAAAGAAAAAGAAAAAGAACAACAAAGAAATCAAGGCGAGTACGATAAGAAAAGACAACAGCAACTTGCATACTTAAGAAAGATACAAGAAGTCTTATTTGAATTGCATGAAGAATTTGCACAGATGGAACAGTTAGGTCTTTTACCTATCGAAATGAAACAAAACTTTGAAAACGTAAAAGAACTAATTAACTTTGTAGAGAACTATAGTGCTGATGATTTCCCCTTCACTGATGATGACGGGAACTTACTTGAATCATTGCATGTGAAGACTCTGCAACTTAAAGAATATTTTGGTGGTTGGAGAGACAGACAAGCACCTAGAACATTAAGAAACGATAAGCCAAAACTATCCCCATTAACAAACGTAAATAATGCATTTTGGAACACGATTGATTTGTCCGAAACCGCTGATTATATCGAAGAAAAATAATTCGAGCAGGCATTCCTACAGTAAATAATAGTAGTTATATACAAGCAACTACATTTATTATTAGGAGTTATTAACAATGGCAAGTCGCAAAAAACCCGCCCCTAAGAAGGCAACAAAAGCAACAACAAAGAAAAAAGAAGAGGCTAATATTCCATTAGAAAAACTGGAAGAAGCCGTTGAAGAAATTAATGATAGTCCGCCTCCGGCGCCACAAGACGGACAAGTTCAAGTAAACGTAGACTTTTTGCGTACAACAAAAGTTCATATTGCAATGCCATGTTATGGTGGTATGTTGACTGAATCTACATTTATGTCATTTATCAAGTGGGCAAACACTGCTCGTCAGTTAAACATTGACTGGACACTTGAAACAATGGTTAATGAGTCGTTGATTAGTAGAGCAAGAAACACACTAACAGCAAAATTTTTACATATGCCTGATGCTACTCACTTGATGTTTGTTGACGCAGACATTGGTTGGGAGCCATGGCACTTACTAGTATTACTCAATAGAGACGTTGATGTCATCGGTGGATTATATCCAATGAAAACTATGCCGATCAAGTGGGTAGTAAACGGATTCGAAGGTGCTGAAGAAGGACCAGACGGATTCCAAGAAGTATCTAAAGCAGGTACAGGTTTCTTATTGATTAAGAAAGGTGTGTTTGAGCAAATGAACAGTCATCCTGCTGTGAAGCAATACAAAAATGATATTGGCTTAGACCCTGTTTACGATCAATATCTAAAAACTTATTTTGACACTGCTGTCAGACAAAATCGTTACTATTCAGAAGATTGGACTTTCTGTGAAAACTGGCGTGACATCGGTGGAAAAATATATGTCGATAAAAGAGTCTTGTTAAGACATTCAGGATCATATGTATTCTGCATGGAAAATCAACAATTCTTACTTGACAACATCGGACCTATGTATGTTCAACAAGAAGAACAAAAGAAAGCCGCAGGTCTGAATTCAGATTTAACTCCTAATGAAGACGGTAACGTCACATTAGATGTTAATGCTCCGTAAATATAGATCCTAACTATATAACTAAGTAAATGCCCCTCTCCCAAGGGGCATTTTTCCTTGTGTATTCCTCTTTATTGATAAATACTTATATTAACAAAGGATTGATATCAATGAAGTTTAACGAAATAACCGAAAATGCATCCGCAGGCGCAACAGGCGCTGGATCAGTTTCATCCGTATCATCGCCGATGGGCACACAATCACGCAATCCTAGCATTTACGGCGGTAAAAAAGCAGGAAACTTATTGACAGGTAAACGTTCAAAGGGCAAATATGCTAATTCTGTTGATGCACGTAAACAAACCAATAAAGTTAATGAAGCAAAAGTTGATGAAGCGGAAGTTTCAGAAGCAGAAGTTCTTGTAGTTAAAGGCGCAAAGCCACGTGATCGCAAATCGGGATTTGTTAAACATGGTGAAAGCAGAGTAGACCACGAAGTCAAAATGGCTAAGGCTGATTTATTTGCAACTGCTAAAAACGCACAAGAAATTATGATGTATCTTAAAGATAGATCAGAAGAAGAAGGTATTAAGGGTTGGATGCAGTCTTACATTACACTAGCAAACGACTATCTCAATTCAGTCAAAGAATCAATTCAATATGAAATGCAAATGCATGAAGATCAAGTTGCCGCATATGGCAACGGAGAAGATGATCGTTATCATGTAAATAAATTAGACATGGAGCCATATGGTGAACCTAGTTCAAGTTACCCAGGTGGAACATTGACAGGTACGAACTTGGCAGAAGACGGGGACAAACAATGAGTTCGATATTACGTGGACTAAATGAAAACAATGAACTGTTAAGTGAAGATGAAGTAGCATTAGCCGAATTAGACAAGGCGGCATTTGAAGCAGAACAAGCACTTAAGAGTGTAGATCAAGTAACTAAAAACATCAAGTATGGCACTGACACTACAGAAATTATTGTAGGTGTACAGAGTATTGCAGATACTTTAAAAGGCTTTGATCATAAAGAACTTAACTATTACGAAGATAAAGTTAGAGAAGCAAACAACAATTTAGAATCTGCTGTATACGGTTTAAGAGAACCTTTCAATGACCTTGCACGTGATTTACGTTTAAAACATGATGAACTTGAAATGGATTTAGAAGACATAGACGAAGGTCAACGTTGCTGGAAAGGCTACAAAAAGCAAGGCACTAAAAAGATGTTTGGCAAGACTGTTAACAATTGTGTCAAAGCAGATGAATCTACAGACAAAGATTTAGCAGATAGAGTAAGGGACAGGCAACAACAATTTAAAAGGGATTCCACAGGCGACTTCTGGGACCACGTGGTAGTGAGGAAAGGTTTTTCTGGATTAGATAAAGAAAAAGAAGAACGACCTCTTACTTGGCAGCAAAGGCAGGAGCTGAAACAACTGTTCCCAACAGAATCCGAAGATGCGACTCGACAGGGTAAACTATTCGCCCGAGGATCCGCAGGCGAGGGAAACATCAGTAACAGACCAACCCCACCAGAATATACAACAATGGTACCTAAAAAGATAAGAACTCCCGGCATTTATGGCAAATCTTATGATGGACAGATGAAAGGACATGCTCTGCTAAAATCTTTTATCGAAGACGGTTTAACTGATGAGGAAATTATAAGTCTTATAAGTGATATCGAACCTGGCGAAAATAAATCGAAACTTGCCTACAGGCGGGCGGGATCGTACATGTGGCCGTCACGGCGACCAGAGGGGTATGACCCGGAGGAAGAAACAACAACAACTAACACCCTTCACGGTGCTCGACTAGCAGATCAAGTAAGAGAAATACTACCATTAATGAGGAAAAAACTAGATCCACTTCAAGCCTGGCCAATGGGACCCATTACCCAAGAATCAGAAGAAGTAGACGAAGGAATGTATGACCAAGATGCATTTGATGCAATCTTTAAAGACAGAAAACAACCAAAAAAATCAAAAACTACTCCTCAAGATATAGGAATGTATAATCAACCTAGGCAGGATGACAAAAAATCAAACAAAGATAAAAAATTAGATGAGTTTCAAAGAGGTTCATTTGATGATGACAAACCTAAAAGACCTAGCAAAGGTAAACTTGTAACTAAAGATGGTATGCCAGTTACTCTGCCTTTAAGAACACAAGATTTCAGAGGTGACCCAATTGTAATTGTAGATTACATTCCACCTCATAAGCCAAGTTCAACAGGTAGAATTGTTACTGATGATGGCATGACCTATTTTCCCGGTGTTGCAGATTTAAAAATTATCGGACATCAATTTGATGTTGATGAAGGACTTGCAGGTGCAGCCTCAGGTGCATACTTAGGTAGCAAAATAGCCGGGATTCCCGGAGCAGTAGCAGGCGGCGTCTTAGGACATCAAGCAACTAAAGAAGGCAAAAAGTCACGTATTGGTTCAGTAATGGAAATGTATGATGACTATCTCTTTTTAATTTACATTAATGGTAAATTAGCGGCAGAGACGCCAATCGAAAAGAAGCAAAAGAATCAATATGAAAGAGTTATTAAACAAGCATTACCAGATGCAGAAGTTACATTCAAACCAACTCCAAGACATTACTATAGTGCAGAACAACTTTCGGAAGGATCAGGAAAGATTCGTGCAGGTATAGCAGGCATATTATTATTAGCCGGTTTGTTAGGTATAAACAATCATCAAGCACAAAAAGTATATGAAAAGTCACATCAGTTACAGCAATTAACACAAGTTTATATGGTTGCAAAAGAAAGAGGTGACGAAGCAAAAATGAAAGAGGTCAAGAGACGAATAGGTAATCACAAAATGAGACTTGACTTAGGTAAAGGCGATGTTGATTTTGACGGCCTGCCAGGAAAAGATGATATTAAAGACATCGATTATATTAATACCCCCGGAGAAAAATAATGGAAGTAAATATTGAAACACTTGACGATCTTTTAAAAAATGCTATCGAATCTGACGATGCATCCGAACACGTAGTTCCGCTCAATGAAGAATGTGTGTTTTCTAATGGTGTGTACTTTGAAGACTTTATTACAAAAGCATCAGTTAACGTAACTGTATTAGAACATTATCCTTTAGATGAAGAAGTTGCAATCGATAAATGGTTTATTGAATTACATTGTGATGATGCAGTATTTTCTAAAGAAGTATCTACTGGAGAAGAAGTATCTTTGGTATATGACGCAACACCTCCCGCAGTTGAAGAAGGTGTCGAACCTATTATTTCAACAGGCGCCGGCATGTTTACTCTTAACATTGTTGGTTACGGTGAACAACACAAAAATACTAGTTTAAAAATTAGGCTATCATAACCCTGTTATCTTATGCGATTACGTGAATTGCAAGAAGGTATGGGAGCATCAGCAGGCGGAGGAACACCCGGATCTGCTGGAGCAGGTGGTTCATCATTAGGTCTCCCCTATCCATCAACATACGAAGAAGAAAACGATAAGTTCAAATATCGTGGTCCCCAAAAAACTGTGGCTATGACAACCGAAGAACAAGGGGAAATGTTTACGGATCATCAAAAGATGCAAGAGATGATGAACGACAAAGATTGGCCAGCAGACTTGCAAGAAGAAGTTCTAAAAAAATATGTCAATAACCCTGAAGAGGGAGAAAACTTCATTGCAGATATGGAGTATAAAGGTATAAGACGATTAAGTAATTACGGTCTTTTACAAAATACAGAAAACTTAGAGTTATTAACAAGACTACCGCAAAACGTTATAGATAAAATTAACGAGACATGGCAAATGTCTATTCCTAAAACAAAAGCAACTTCAGTATCTGATTTAGGATACGAAAAATATATTATGCAATATGGTTTTCTTACAAAACCAGCAGTAGCAATGGATGCAGATATAATAATGGGTTCAGAAAAATGGGTTGCCAGTGTCATTAACGGTGAGAAAGCAAAAGCCTGTCATATTATAACACCTATAGGACCAGGTGTCAAGTCTAATACACCTGATAATAGTTTAGCACCCGCGAGACAAAAAGAACTAGCATTCGTTGAAGGCAAGCATTGGGCTAGAAATGATCTGCCACAACTCAATATTGATGATCTTAAAGACGAAGATATTGAAGAAAAACATGTACGATTTGAAAGGCTAAAACCTGTACAGACAGAACGTGTAAAAGGTCTTGTAAAAAAGACTCTTAAGATGTTAAAGAAAGGTAAACATAAACCTATAGTCATTGATAAACTTGGTTATATTGTAAATGGTCATCATAGATATGATGCGTATCAAAAATTAGGGGCATCATACGTTCCTGTTATTAAGGTAAATGCAACCATCGAAGAACTAATCGATAAATACATGTAACAGGAACAATTATAATGCTCTCAGAGAACCTTAAAATACTATTAGCAACTTCTTATGCTTTTGTCATTAAAGCACAAAACTTTCATTGGAATATCGAAGGTTCTAACTTTCCACAATATCACAAATTTTTTGATGATTTAAATAACGAAGTCTATGAAAACGCAATCGATAGAACTGCGGAATACATTCGTACATTAGAAGCATATACTCCTGGTTCTATTGGACGTTATGCAGAACTGTCATTAATACCTGATCAAGTAAAAATACCTAGAGCAGAATTAATGTTTGCAGAACTGTATAGAGACAATGAAATCATCCTCGAACACTTAAACACTTGCTACGATTCAGCAGAAGCAGAAAAACAATATGGTATTTCTAACTTTGTTGCTGAACGTTTAGATGCTCACAATAAACATCAATGGATGATAAGAAGTACACTTAAGACTAACAGGGAGTAATCATGCTCTCTAGTCATTTTGAAAGCATACTACTAGAATACAAACAAAGCATCACTGCTAAAAAGATGGGTGAAGGCCTTGTCGGCCGTTTTAATTTAGATATAATAGATTTTCCTAGTCTGTTGACTCCTAAACTTACAAAAGCATTTGAAACAATGGAGCAACTTGACGTTCAAATAACTGATTTTGAGAATAAAAAAGAACAGAACGAAATCAAACCCGAAGAACTAGCCAAGTTACAACCTAAAATACAAAAAGCACAAGAACAATATAACATTTTAGAAAATCAAATAGCCGTTCATATCTTAGAAAAGTTAGAAGCCGCAGACCCTACAAACAATAAAGGTTATGTACAGTGGTTAGCACGATTGTATATCAATGGTGAAACAAGTTTAGAAGATGTAGAATCTACTATTGCTGATTACTTAGATAAGTTTCATAAATTAAAAATTAAACGTCATTTGTCTAATGCAGACATAGGACAATATAAAGATTTTGATGCGTTTATGAATGATATGGATCAATATCCTAATGACGTTTTAGATGATGATGAAGCAAAAAACAAAACATATAAAGCAGACAAAATATATGATGAAAATGGCGTCTTAATTATTCATCCAAAAGACAAAGAAGCGGCATGTCGATATGGTCGCGGAACTCGTTGGTGTACAGCCTCAACACGAGGACACAATTATTTTGCTTCATACAATCGTAGAGGACCTCTCTATATATTTGTCCCACGCAAACCAGATCATCCAGGAGAAAAATATCAGTTTCATTTTGAAGACAACGTAGTTGCAGACGAAACAGATGCTTATTTGGATCAGGATCAATTAATTCGTTTAGTAAATAGATACCCAGCACTTAAAGATGCCTTTCAACCACAAGCAGAAAAGTACGGTCTTATATATCTACAAAAACCGAAAAGAGTTATGAAAGGTTCTAACTTTACAGTAGAAGAATACAGAAAAAATGATAAGCCTTTATATTTGATGTTAGGAGAAATGGATGTAGATGGTGAATATGGCAAACAAGACATATACATGCTATGGAAAAAAGATCCCAATGATGATAACTACCAAATTAAAAAAATCGGTAATAGTAGATATAGAGATGATACAACATTAAACGTATTAGAACAGCACAAATTAGTTAATAAATATCCTGAACTAATTAGTAAATTTGGATTAAAAACAAAACACCTTAAAAAAGATCCTACTCGGAGCCAAACAAAATCGGGTGCTGATATAGAGATGCATGGGACGACCGCTGTTCTTAAAGACAAGCAAGGTCATAGCACATCAATAGAACTAAGAGATCCAGACAAGAGCCGGATTGGAGATGATAAACTATTAGTACATACACAGAAAACAAATCCTTTTACATCAAAGGATAAAAAAGAGATTAGAGATCAGATTAATCCTTTTGAAGTAACGTTAGAACATCCTGAACTTATTGATTTGTATTCTCCTCTATTAGATAAAAAAATTAAACATGAGGTCCGGCAACATCATGGTGATGCCAAAGATAAAAGAAAATTTAAAGAAGACTTATATCAAAAATATGCACCTTTAATGCCTTACAAACTATATGACAAAGGTGATGTAATAATTAAAAGTCACGTAACTCCAGACGGAAAACCTATCTTAGACTATATAATTACAAAAGATAATGATAAAGAAACAAATGCAATAACAGTAGTTTATCGTAATCAACGAGATGGCAATGTTGATAAAATTATACAAGCAGAGCCTAGACCATTATATGATTTAGCAGATGAAGAAGACTATAATCTGAGAACTCCAGCCGGAGATATCTATGGTAATGCAGAAGAAGAATCTAAATATCAACGTTATTATCAAAGGATGAATGATTCCTTTCGATCATCAAACGCATTACCCTTTTTACCTTCAATTTCTATTATAGAAAAATATCCTGGTTTAAAAGAATTATACAAGGACACTTCTTTAGCATCACCTAAAACAAAAGAAGTATCAAATGCCAACGTAAAAGATTTTGGAAAAACAAAACGTGAATCAAACAAACGATCATATTATAGAAATGACTGGCATGATACCACAGCAGAAACAATGCGTAACTTTATTGTTCAACCCAAAGATGCAGAAGAAGGTGAATCATATGCCATTAGTTGGAGTCCAGAAATTCCTCAATTAAGTGAAATTTATCATTCTGCTTCAGACGGTACTCAGACAAAGATAGGGGACAAGCAAACTAAAAGACATGTTTTAAAAAGTTTTCCTGAAATCAGAGCATTACAAATAAAAGACTGGGATAAATTTATTAAAAATAATCCTGAGTATGATGTTAAAGAACATGGCGCAGGTGACAGCAGTTATAATGATGATATATTACAAGATTGGAGTTTTTCGCCCACAGAGGTTGTTGATAATGATCGTGTAATAGTATCACAGTTCGGACCCAAACAAGGAGACCCCTTCCAACTACCTAGTTTTGAAGTTTTTCCTAAACAAAAAAATCCATTTGGTAAAGTAGGAGATACATTTTTTATTTACTTAAGTTTAAAAGATTATCGCGGCAAGTCAGGAAAAATTAGTGACATTAGAATAGAACGTATCGGGAAAAACACTCATCATTTTGTACCTGTTAATAAATATGGTAGGACTAAAGAACAGGGCAATGAAGATTTTGTACAAGCCGGAGTTCAATTAAGAGAAAATCAATATAGTTTAGACTCTAAAGAAATTATCGATTTCTTTAAATACTATCCTGAATTAAGAGGAATGATTAAAGATGAAAATGTACATCCTAAAGTTCCGCATCCAGCACTTGCAAAACAACCAGAAGATTCTTCAGAAAATGTTCAGCAAATGGACGGATTTAAATTAGAAAAACAAACAACAAATGATCCTAACTTAGACAAATACTTTATTGTACCAGATGAAGAAAAATACCCCGGTGAGTATTATACTATGTTTGAGTATCATCCTTTAAAAACAAATCCATTAGGAAAATCAACTAACGTATTTACAGATTACGGAAGACCTGTAGCATTTAATGAAAGGGGAATGATTCAATTAGGTGTTGGGGAACAAAAAAATAATAGTTATCATAGTAAAAACGATTCAATGTCAGACTTTGTAGATTCTGCTAGGGGAGGTGCAGGAAGTATTACACCTAACACACCTCTTTATAATGAACTAATGGAACGTTTTCCCGAGTTGGCAAATTATATTGCTGAAAAGAGTAAAGAGATTGGAGATGTTAGAACTCAAAATCTAACAGAAGAAGATATAATTGAAGTAGGACAAAACAGAGTTTATATATTTAAAAACCATGATGGCTCTGATTGTTATTATATTACCCCAATAGCAAATGAAATTAGACGAACCAATGGTGAAATTAGTGATAGACATATATCATCTGAAACTGAAAGAAGTATGTCGCAATATCAACGAACTGCCCACACATTAAACCCAAGAAAAATAGCAGGGCATGAAGAAGATTGGGAAGATGACGATCATTGGAACTCTGGTGAATCGTATGTGATTAACTTTGAAAGTACAGAAAGCAATCCTTTCTTACAAGTTCCTTTGTACATAGATCCTTTTAGAGGTGTTGCAGAATTACAAGTCAATGCAATCGAATTCGATAATGATAATAAAAGATATACTGCTACTGAGGCTCCACAAAATAAACAATTTATTATTGATCAATTAAGTGCTGTACCACAGCCCAATGAAGAAAATATGAACACGGCAAGTTTCACTGCTAGAAACTATCTTACAAGAGCAAAACAAAATCCAGAGTTAATGCGATGGTTAGAACAAAAGGCAGAAGAAGCAAATGCAAAGACAAATGGCGTGGGGGCATTTATTAATTTTTTACCTATAACAACAGAACAAATGACAATAGACGTACCAAAAGTTCATGGTGTAGATGTAGTAGGTATTGCAAAAATAGGCATTTCAAATCCTTTATATATTTGGCAAGGAAGAAAGGCTATTTTTCAAAATATAGAAGACAGATTATTAGCAGGTTCAGAAAATTATTATCAGCGGCAGGAGAGTGACAACCCCGACCCTTACACTCAATGGGCCAATGAATATGCTAATTCAAAAGATTTAGCACCAAAACAAGAAGGCGGCAGTATTAGAGGAATGTCAAGGTTTATATCTGAGACAGTATCAGAAGGTGTTGTCGGCATAAAGCCTGAATCCGGTGGCAAATTTTTAGATTATGACTATCATCGTACTACTGGCAGAGGCATTACTTTAACTCAAGTACCAGATGCTAAATGGGTAACAACAGGCAATCAATTATTAAATTTAAATAAGATAGCCAAACCCAAAGAACTAAAACAAATGGGTTTATCACCTACACAGGCATGGGGTCCTCGACAGGTTGCTCAATTACCTAATCCTCAAATAACAAATAAAGGTAAACCTTGGATTAATAACATTAAAGAATTTAAGTTTCCTGATGGCTTGGGTATTAATGCAAGTGGGTATGGTAACAGATTGCCGCAAAAAGTTTTAGGTCCGGGAACAGGATATTTAATTACTTTAAATCCTATTAGTGATGAGCCTTATCGAAAACGTAAAGATGGTAAAATAGTAAACATGCAAAGTCCATGGCATACAGCAACTAGGGCTGTTAGAGATTTAGATTTACCTTGGGATTTTACTCATGGTGTTTTAGATTATTCAAGAGGAGATTTTGAAAAGAAAAATACTATGATGATTTATTTTTCTAATAATCGTGTTGCTTATTTCTTAGAGCCAACTTATCACGGTGATTATAGACAGTTTAATCTATCACAAGAACAAAAGAAAAAATTATTCTTTGATCCAGAAACAGGTCTTTTCCCTGAACTAAAACCTATATTTGATCAGTATGCAAAATCAAACAAATGGTTACGTGAAAATAAATGGCATTATATGCTGTCAAAAGTATTGTTTGAAAGTTTAGGAGATAAAGCATACTGGGAATTAAAAAAGAAAAAGCCAAAGCAAAATTATGGTCAACTAGTATTCTTAAATAACATACGATTGACAGGAAGTTATAGTAACGAACAATTAAAAGCAATGGGCTTCTTTATGAAGAACGGCTCTTGGGCAATACAAAAGCCTAAGTATGACAGACTTGTCAGTGACGGTAAGTTAAAAGAAATGATTAACAGACCATTAAAGACTGGTACAAATAGAATACCTAAAGTAGGTAAAAAGAAAGTACAAGAAAACGTTTGGGCATTTGATGCAGAAAAAGCATTAGAGTTATTGAAAGAACCTTTACTAAGAGGTGGAGATAATGATGATGTTGATTTAAGTTGTGAAGTGTGTCAAGGACATGGCTGTGGGCCAGGCTATGACATCAAAGATGACTTGAGACGTTGGAAAGAAATGCTTATTCCAGATGCTGATTCAAAACCTGAACATCTTACAAACGAATACATTGAAGCAAGAGTAAAGAAACTAGAAGCACTTGTCAATAAGTATCCAAACGGAATACCTGACAACATAGATTGCACTGCTGGCATGTCTAATATGAAACACAGAGAATATCAAAAGATTAAAAGACATGATGCAGAAGATGTATTAGATGATGTTATCGGTGACGATGGGTTATTTGATGCTATGTCTGAATTAGATGAAGAAGATGATGTTAGACCACTAATAATGAATTGGCTTAATCCAGACTGGAGAGCAAAACAAAGACCAGGGTTACCTGAATATCCACTAGTAGCAGATGTTGACTTTGCAGACCTATACAAAAGAGCAAGAAAAATTTATAACCCTTTACGTGTAGTTAAAGAAGGTAAGAAGTTACCTAGAACTAGTGAGTTCTTACATGTAAAAGAATTAGAAGACATTAAACGATTGTCTGGCGTGTATGAACGTTATCAGATACCAGTACAAGTTGAAGGTGCAACATCAGCATATTCAGGTTCAAACATATCAAAGACTGCGGCAGAGATTGCAAAGATAATGAAAGAGAAAAACATTCAGCCCGGAACTCCTGAATGGTTTCAACTGTGGTTTTCACTACCAAAAATGACTGGCGAAAAGCCAACCGGAGATATAAAATGAAAGAAGTAAATTATGACGAATTAAATCGTATCAGAGAATTATCAGGTACGTTGCGTGAATCATGGCAAGAGAAAATGAAAGATAGACCTATGCCATTTGATGCACAAATATTAGATGATGAACCTGCAACTGTAATGAATCCTATCAGTGGTGCTACTATTAAACTTGACCCACAAGAAATTGCAGTATATGATGTTATCATGGGTGCGAACTTAACACAGCAATGGGACTTAGTAAGAAAAGGTTCTGACTGGTTTAGAAAACATAATCCAGAAGCATATATGGTTTTAATAGACTAATGAAGATAAGAGAAGTTATTACAGAGGCTGACGTAGAATACAGTTCTACAAAGCCCGGGAAACGTATGCACAAGATTGGTGATATATATGGTAAAAAGAATACCGATCTGCCCACCGCTAAATATAAAGATAATAGAAACGATAAACAAAAAGGAATATTTAAATGAAAAAAATAGTATTTGGAGTAGTCGCAGTTGTAGTAATTTTACTTGCATTTGCAGGCTGCCAAGAAAAAAGACTCGGTAGTGATCCAGTCACATTAGCATTACAAGTTACTAATAAAGGAGATCAATCATTCCAATGTAAGCAAACTTGGGGTGTCGATAAAAAAGATGTTACTACTGATGTTGCTGTAGGACAAACTGTAAACTTACAGTCTAATACACATTCACCATCAGGATCAGTACTTACATGTTACATTACTCCGCCGACATCAGTAAAAGACCCTAATCCAGGTAATGGTAACTTTCAAATGAGTTATGGCTACTGGAGTGGCTCAGCACACGTAACATGTGATAACGATTGTAACAAAGGTTATCCTACTGCATCAGTTCATTACACAGGTAATAATTGGAAATATACAGCAACTTTTGCAAAACCACAATCAGAACCTTACAACTCTGTTGTAATCACTACCGGCGATCTCTAATATGAAATCAAGGGACTTCAGAAAACTGAACGAGAGCATTGATTTTTCAGTGACGAAGTCCTATGTGGATGACAGAGGCAAAACCGTACATGATATGAGTCACTTTGGTGAACGCAAAGATGTAGATTGTTGGGTTTGTGATGGTACAGGTAAAGACAAATATTACGATGAAGCGGACTGTGATTATTGCGAGGGTAAAGGACAAAGACTTGAGTTTGTAAGTGATGCTCCTGAAATGAATGTCAGTAATTCTAATGCATTTAAAATCATTGATATGTTAGGATTAGAAAAAGTTGCAGGACATGTAGATAATAAAGATTTGCCTGCTGTCATGCGTAGACTTATACAATTAAAAAATGCAGACACATCACAATATACTGAGCCAGGTTCAATGACAGGCGGTAAGATAGGTGCGTATAAAGACAAAGACGGTATGGATAGAATAGGAAAAACAGGTATAACTATGTACCACGGTGGCACTAGTGACAGACAAATAAATCAGTACATCGATCAATTAATAAAAATAGTTAAATTTGCCCAAGACAATGACGCCGACTTCGGTTGGGGATAGTCAATGAAAATAAAAATCGTACCAACTGAACCTCGTTGCGGTGATTGTACAATGTGTTGTCAAACTGTAGGGTTTACAGGAGATTGGAAGATTACTGATCTTTACAACGAAGCAGAAAAATTTGATATTGATTTCGGACCCTGGGAAACTTGCAATAAACTATGCGACACCGGGTGTTCTATACAAGAAAATAAACCTAGAGTCTGTAAAGAATTCTTTTGTCAATTTATAGAACGCAACCTTTCAGAAAAACACCATCCTAAAAATACAGGGTTTGTAACGTTTAGAGACGGTTTACCCTTAAACAGTCGAATTGTCATACACTCTAATGATAAAGAATTACCGCCCGATATTCAATACAAAAACAATAAAGAATTACTCAACGACATGTTAGATGAAATGCAAGATAAATTAGGACAAGATTGGCTGTTTGCTCAATTAAGTACTAAAAAAGGTAAGATAAGAATACGATGAGATTTTTTATCTGCAAGGAAAAATCTAAATTTACAAAAGACTGGAACATAGAAAATTTTGGTGATTGGTATTTTATACGTGAAAATGATGTTGAATTATTTGAAGGAGAAAATTTTATTGTATTACATTCCGGTTATTTAATTGACGATGACATAGATGAAGTTTGTAAAAACTTTAGTTTTAAAAAAACCAATGGAAATTTCTTTGCAATAAAACTCACCAAAGACAATTATGAATTAGCATTAGATTATTTTCAAAACCATAAATTGTTTATCGGTAACAAACACGGTATAGAAATTACTAACTATTTGCCCTACATGACAATTAAGCAAGAAGACATTGTTAGAACAAGTGTTAAACCAGATCAATATGAACGTGAACTATCAGAAACAGAACGCACTACTTATTATGATAAGATATTTATTTTTGATCCAGGCTATGATTACATACAAGATGCAAAAGATGCATTTGCACAAGAAATTTGGCATGATCAAGCAGAATTAACCGACTATATACATGGGTGTATGCAACAACACGCAGATATTATTAAAGAAAAATATCCAGTTAGGATGTGTTCTTTGAGTGAAGGATTTGATTCAGCAGTACAAGGTCAATTTTTTAAAGATGACCGACAATTATTATATATTGTAGAGCCGTGCATTTCAGCAGAAAACCATAAAAAATTTATAAAATTAGCACAAGAACAGTTTCCTAATACGCATGTTATGGAATATGAAACACAATATAACAGACAGCATTGCCTAGATCACTTGACGGATTCTTCATGTCGTTGGCAATCTGTACTGCCAACACTGATGCAAGTAAAAATGCAAGACATTAAACCTGATATTATCATGTACGGCAGTAATGGTAACGAGATGTTTTGTAGAGATTTAATACCTCATATGTTATTTTTGTGTTTACAGTATTATAACACTGATAAAATTAAAATGAAAGAAGATTTTTTAGCAGATATACGAAACAAAAATAATCTATATGGCTCTACATATTCAATATTAAATTCTGAAGAAGAACAGAACTCACACCACGGTTTTACTGCTATTGTTAATAAATTTGTTGACAAATGGTTTGACTCACCGAATACACACTATCTATCACATAAAAAATATGAAGAATTTGAAAATGAATTAATAAATCTTACAACTCCTAAATTATATACACGTGTAATTACAGGTAATATAAACATTATGGCTTCATCATTATACAGTGATAGAAAGATATTTTATGAATTTTTAAAATCTGATAACAATGTATTAAGTGGTACTGCAATGAACGCACCAACACAACGAGCATTGCTAGATAAATATAACTATAAGTTTGTAACACCACGCAATGATGTAGTTTTTGCAGACTACAATGAATTATATACTACATCTTATGAAGCCACTATTGACCACGATTTAGAGCAAAACATATGAGAGCAACAGAATTTATAAGTGAAGGATTTGCAGGAATACCTGATTATAAAACAATGCCTGCTTACAAACTTAAAAAAGCATCTAAAGGTAAACACAAATTCTTTTTGCCTACAGACACTCCTGTCCCTGCAGGTGTATCTGCATTAGACGAATACAATTTAGATAATGAAAAAGGTTTGGGTGTCGTTCCTAATAATACAGGCGGTCAACCAGACTATTTCGGTATTCGTGTTATGATGAAACCTTCTACATTTCATAAGTTAGCATTAAGTTTACCAAGAGATATGCGTAGTTCACAATATGAAGATTTAGTTGATAAAGTTCGTAAGGGCGTCCCTATTGCAAGTCCTTTCTTATCTATTGTAATACCCGATGAGTGGGAAGAAGGCGATCTATCACAGCCTGCGAAGGTCACAGGGCACGAAGGAAGACACAGAATGTATGCAGTCGATGAAGTAGACGGAGACGTTCCAGTTGAAGTACATATATGGGGAAGATTTAAATCTAGTGAAATGCGTAGGCGACATCTCACCGATGAGATGATACAAGAACTAATAAATGGACTCGTTGACGAGACCGGAAATAATTACATTCCTAATATCGGCACACTAAAGAACTAATATGTCTAAAGGTCACATGATAATCATGGGTGGGTTTATCGAACTGCATGACAATATGTTTGAACAAGCCGATGATCTTACAGAATATTGGTGGCCCAGTCTTAAACGAAGTGCAGGTAGTCATCGCATTGCAACTGTACTTAGAGAAGAAGGTTATGATGTAGAAGTACTTGATTTTTGGCCTGCTTGGTCTCGTTTACAATTAATACAATTTTTTCAAACACATGTAAGAGAAGATACATTGGCAATTGGACTTTCAGTAATGTTTCCGTTCGGAAACATAGCCCGCAAGGGTGTCGGCGCTAAAAAGAAAATCCTAGAAATGCTTCAAACGATAAAATTTTTAAAAGAACTATATCCACATGTTAAATTTGTAGGAGGATCGCAAAATTTAGTATCGTTGACAGATTGGGATTTAGATTATTATGTAACTGGGTATGCAGAACTTGCAATTAGTGAACTGCTTAAATATTTTAAACGTGAATTTAATACTTTAAAAATAACAGAACGTAAACTAGATCATAAAAAAATAAATGTTATAGATTCTTTGCATGATTATCCAGCATATCCTATGCCTACTGCTCATATAAAGTATGAAGAACGAGATTATATAAAACCCACCGAAGTATTGTCTTTAGAACTTTCTCGAGGTTGTAAATTTGCTTGTAAGTTTTGTGCGTTTAGTTTATTGGGAGTAAGGGGAGATTATTCTCGGTGTAAGGATAGCCTTAGAGAAGAATTGTTAGATAATTATAACAAATGGGGAGTTACAAATTATAATTGCACTGATGAAACAATCAATGATAAACCTGAAAAATTAGCCAAATATGCTGAAGTAATTAGAAGTTTACCGTTCCAACCCCATATGGGAGGATTTATGAGAGCGGACTTGTTAGTAGCCAAACCTAGTACATGGCAAGATTTATATGATATGGGTTTACGATCACACTATTATGGTTTAGAATCTTTCAATCATGAGGCGGCTAAGTATGTAGGTAAAGGCATGAACCCAGATAAACTAAAAAGTGGGTTACTTGAAGTACAAAAATGGTTTAAAGACAAAGAAGCAGGGAGAGGAGATTATAATGTCCATACATCAATAATTTTAGGATTACCGGGCGAGACAAAAGAGTCATTCCTTGAAGGTGCAGACTGGTTAAAGAATAACTTTGGTGGTCATTCATATGGGATATCTGTTTTGTATATGGGAGATTCTACTATGGCTAACTTTCTTTCGCATCCTTCAGAGTTTGAGGTTACATGGAGAGAAGGAGATGTATTTAGACAATTATCATTAGAAGACCTAAAAGAATTAGATAAAGCAGATCCGATAAAAGATCCTGAAATTAGAACAGAAATATTTGAAAGAAATCAAGTTAAGTGGGAACATGATACTATGAACATTTGGGACGCATATAAAACATTTGACGAAATGATGGCTGATCCTAATTCATTAAAAAATCATGTCAGTGGACCCGGTCCTTTTTCTTATCACAGATTTCTTACAACAGGTAAATATACAATGCAAGATATTTACGATAATACTTACGGAGAAAACGGTTTTGAACAAATAACTGATAGTGATATAAATAGTCATAGAGAATTTCTTAATGATTATATTAATAAAAAATTAGGCAAAGAGTGATAAATATTAATATGGACAAGTATAAAAAGACAGCAGGATTAAACTATTTGAGTGAAAACTCATATAAGGGAGACGGTTCTCCTGGCATGGTAATGGGTATTGCTAGTGATGCTCGTAGTGATACTAACACATATGAAGGTAAAAAGCCTACGACTAACAGTAAACACAGTACTGAAAGAGAACTAAAGAAATATGATCCAGCACATGGTCATACAAAACCAGAAGGGGGAAATCCCCAAGTATGTCCTAGTTGTAAGGGAGAAGGTTGTACATCATGCGGAAACACAGGAGAAGTCATCAGCAAAAAACGCAATGACCCTAAAGTCGATGAATCATTAGAAGATATTAAAAGATTATCTGGACTAACAGAGTCTGGTTTTACAGGGGTTGAGGAAATTGATTTATTAAATGACCCAAATGGTGATCGCACACAGAAAGCAATATTAAGGCATCAATTAATGACAGATTATAATATTACTTTTTTACCTATACCTGGTGATATTGTTGATCATCCTGAGTTAGGCAAAGTAAAAGTTTTAAAAATTATAGGTCTTGATACTTATGGTGGTCCAGCAGAATATGAAATAGAGAATAGAAACGGTAAATCTTTTCCTATAACTTTTGATGAGTTGACAGATATGATTGGCTTCGGAGAAATAAGTGATGTGCCACAATCAGAAATATCAGAAGATATTAAAAGATTATCTGGCTTATCAGAAGCATTTGCTTGGGACGAGATTGACGAAGCAAAACGAAAGGCAAGACATGATGATGACGATGATGAAGAAGAAGATGAAAAGCCAGAAGATCCTGAAAAAGATAAAGTCCCGCATATTTTAATGCAACTAAGAAAAGCCCAAGACGTAGACGGCGATCACCCAATTAAGTTTTTAGACGGTTCAGAAGTTATTTTACCATTAAAAGATATCAATTTGTTTACAGAAATGTACATGAATGTCAAGCCACAAGACAGAGAAAGATTACAACAAGTGGCTATTATGAGTAAAGATAAGTTTGATAAACTATTGACGTTCTTCACACCGAAACACGGAAAATTAGAAAAGAGTATCTATGAAGATGAAGAAGCAGGAGATATGATTACAGAAGAACAGTTTGACGAAGCCGCAGGCAAAAAAGATGCTTGTTATCACAAAGTCAAAAGCAGATATAAAGTATGGCCTAGTGCATACGCATCTGGTGCTTTAGTTAAGTGTCGTAAAGTAGGTGCATCCAATTGGGGCACTGGCGGAAAGAAAAAGAAGAAAAAATAATGCGTATTAATGAAATCTTAACTGAGTCAATTATCCAAGAAGATTTACGAGCCTGGTTCGGCAAAGGCAAAGACGGTGGTGCCGGAGGCGGTGGTTGGGATAGATACAATACCAAAGGCGAACGTGTAGGTAAATGCGGTGATGGTAAAGGCAAAGGCAAACCTAAGTGTTTATCTAAAAGTAAAGCCGCAAGTCTACGTAACTCTGGTGGCAAGAAAGCAATTGGAAACGCAGTCAAAAGAAAGAAAAAGAATGACCCTAATAAGAATCGCAGGGGTAAAGCAAAGAACGTAAGCAACAAGCCGAAGAAGTAAGATGAGAGCATCTGAAGTTGTCAAGCCATATCATCTTTATGCCGCAACTGTGTTTGTACAGCAACCGGGATACACAGGCAACATGGACTTCACTGTCTCTGCTCAAACACATTTTGAAGCAAGACAATTAATGAAAAAGATGTATAATATTCCTGACTATAGAATAGGAAGTTTACGTTTAGTTAAACGAGGTTAAGCAGGTTTACTGTAAACAAAATACTTTCTGTCATTAGCATCTTGTTTGAACGTCTCTAGTTCTAATCCAAACTCTTTAGCAAAGTTGTGAGCAACTTCAAAACTCCACTCAAATACTTCTACCCAAGGCCCGTTCTTATGTTGAATACCTGGATTGACTCTAAAGAACATCTTACCACCTTTAGCAAGTAACTTATTACAGTTTGCTAATCTCACTCTAATATCTTCAATACTATTAAAGTTAATAGATCCTAATGCTATAATTGCATCAAAGTGTTCATCAACATTTGCATATTCTAAAACATCAACTTGATAGTCTGACATATTGTTATAAGGATCAATGCCGATCAAGTTTGGTATACGTTCTTTAAATTGATTGTATCCGCAACCTACATCTAATACTGCTTTAGGATTAAGTTTTTTAACTTCATCAACTAACTGCCAGCCTGTATAACTATATATTTCTGTCTGTGGCTTCCAAATTTCACCGAAAAACATACTAGAGTATTTGATGTCTAGTTGATCAACAACAGATTCGATAGTGCCTTCCCATCTAATTTTTGCATCTAAGTCCATTGTTGCTAAAATATCTTCTTTGAACTTATCAAACTTGACTGGAGTAATAGCCATTTCTTCAAACGTAGTTTTCTCATTGAGATTAGTTCTGATGTGATCGTATTTAGGTAAGTTCAGTGCCTCATCTAAATTTTCCATAACCAAGTTAAAAATTTTGCTATTCATCGAATTTTTTTGTCCTTACTGTAAATTGTATAAATATATTTATAATTTTTATGAAGTGCGTATATTTTTCTCAATCCCAGAGATAAATACTAGTAGTGATTATTTTAATTACTACAACCCTTAAGGAGAATAATATGAAATCAAACAAAGAATTTGTTGCTAGTATTGTCGAAGGCAATCAAGCATTATTCAAAGCAAGTCAACTTAACGTTGCAGAGTATTTCGACAACATGCCTGACGAGGATGCGTTGGTAGAACACTTTGTTGGACGTATGGTTAACGAAAGAATGAACATGGTAGAGATTAGTAATAATATTGCATCTATGCCTGCTGATGCAGATCCTGTTGAACTTCAAAACTTAACTAAACAAGCAAACGATGAAGCAATTCATTTTCGTTTAGTAAAAGAAGTTATTGAACATATCAAAGGTGAAGAGATTGATGTTGCAGAAGCAATCGCCGCTGAAGAAGCAAAGCCTACTGCTAAAGGTGCAAGCCTTTTAGAAAAGTATGGTGCTGATTCTGATCCAGCCGCTCTTGCCGCATATCAATTAGTTGCAGAAGGTCGTGCAGAAGCCGTTTGGAACACAATGGCAGAAGTAATCGATGATGAGTTTATCTCAACTCGTTATGCTAAAATTGCTAAAGACGAAGGTTTCCACAGCACAATCGGCGCAATGAAGTTAGAAACTTTAGTCGGTGATGCTGAAACTCAAGCACGTATCGAAGAACTTGTTTCAAACATGCGTAAAGACTTGTATGAAATTTCATGCAAAAACACTAGCCATAATGCAGAAGGACAAAAATTAGTATCAGAAGCATACGGTTGGTAAGCAGAAGTATGTAGTGAATATCGGTCTATCACAGAGGATATTACATTATAACAACGTGGCGTATGATTGCTTAGAACACGGTTGGTACAGCCTGTTAAGTGATCATACGTTTTTTTATATCCCTAACATAATAGAACAAGACTATAAAAAATTAGTTAGAGATTTAGACTTAGTAATCTTAACAGGTGGAGACGCAAGTCCTCAAAGAATACTAGTCGAAACAAAAGTATTAACGCAATGTTATATACAAGACAAACCTGTATTAGGAGTTTGTCACGGTGCATTTCTTATTAACGAATTAGAGCAAGGAGTTAATAGCACAATAGAAAATCATTACGATACTACTCACGGGATTATTTTAGAAGGTGAGAAGTACGAAGTAAATAGTTTTCACATGAATCAGTTAAAGGAAGTTGGCGCAGATTTAAATGCTATTGCACACGCCGATGATGGAAGTATTGAAGCATTTAGACACAAAAACAGAAAACTTTGGGGACTAGTTTGGCATCCTGAAAGAATGCAAGATCCTGTTTTACCTGACGACCTTAGGAGTTTTATACTATGAGAGTATTAATATTTGGTCTACCCGGAAGTGGTAAGACATATCTAGCAAAACGACTAGTTGAATACTTAGGTGACAATGTTGCCTGGTTTAATGCTGATCAGGTTCGCAGTGATGTAAATGACTGGGACTTTTCAGAAGAAGGTAGATTAAGACAAAAACAAAGAATGGATAATCTTTGTAAAGAAGCCGAAGACAATGGTAAAATTGCAATCGCAGATTTTATTTGTCCTTTTAAAAAAGCAAGAAAAGAATTTAGTGCTGATTATGAAATCTTTGTCGATACAATTGAAGAAGGTATATTTGAAGACACAAATCAAATATTTGAAAGACCAATTGCTACAGACTATAATATACATGAAAAACGAGGTGATATAGATGCAAAAATTATTGCATATGAAATAGGACAAAGATTTATATGGGATAATACAGCACCTACAACTCAAATGTTAGGTAGATGGCAACCATGGCATGGAGGACATCAAGCATTATTTGATAGAGCAATAGCAAAACACGGACAAGTTTTTTTAATGGTCAGAGATATGCCCATAGATATTAATAATCCTTTTCCGGCGTATGAAGTAGTAGAAAATTTACAACAAGTTTTATACAAACATGCAGGAAAAGTAAAAATACAAGTTGTGCCTAACTTATTAAACATCACATATGGTAGAGATGTAGGATACAAAATCGAACAAGAAACGTTTGAACGTGAAGTACATGATATAAGTGCAACTAAAATACGTGAACAAATGAGACAAGACGGAGTATTATAATGAAAGGAATGGTAAACGTTTTTGGAACGTTAGACATAAAAGATCGTTACAACATGACGATTATCAAATTAGAAGCCAATGAACTTAAGACTTATAAACCAATTGGTATGGCGTATGTTATGTTAAGAAATGCTAGTTTTGAAAGCAATAACATTACATTAACAAATAAAAATGCATGTGTCAATACAGGAGATAATTTTACAATATCTTGCGGAGAACAAGGCTCTGCATGTATCGTTGAGTTTCCAGGACTTAGTTTATTAGAAAGTCGCATTTTTATACAAGAATGTTTAGACATAGGTAACTTAAGTTATATGGACGGCGGCACAAATACTACAGCAATCAATCCAGGTAGATTAGGTGACCCTGTTATTAACTATGTGCATTTTCCTGCAGGTATGTATCAGACATTACACACGCACCCTTCTCACAGAGTTGGACTAGTCATCAAAGGCAATGGCAAGATAGAATTAGACAACAAAGAATTTTATGATGTCAACGAAGGCGAAGTATTTTTCATGCGTAGAAATTGTTTACATAACTTTATCTGTGACAAAGACGAAGATGTAATCGTGTTTGTATGGGCGCCAGACAGTGGTACAGGCCCTACAGATGAAATTAACCCATTAAAAATTAGAACATATGTTGGACAGCAAAGATATCACAAGTAAAAAAATCTTAATCATTACAGGTCCACAAGGGTCTGGTAATCATTTATTCAGTAGACTGTTTAGTTTACATGATGACGTAGGCGGCTGGGAAGAATTAAATGAAAAGTATTGGGTACCCAGTGATGAAGAAACATTTGCTGAGTATTGGGTTTATCCTGAACGTCTAAAAGATTTTGATTTTAGTAAACATAATTACTGGGTAGCAAACGTCAGTTGTCCATTCATGTACGATGGCACACGTTATACACCTAAAATAAAAGAGTTTGCAGACGAATGTATTAAACTAGGCATTGATGTTACAATAGGTATAATCGTAAGAGATAAAAACATAAACGTAGAACAACAGAAAAGAGTTAGAAAAGAAGTAACTCTGCCGATAGCACTTAACTATTACTATACAAATCTATTAGATTATAATGTGCATTTCTTAGACCATGAAGCATTCTTTTTACATAAGGCTTATTATCTAAGATATGTAAGTAAAATTTTAGACTTTCCAGTTGCATATGATAATCCAGATATAATGAAATTTATTTGGGAAGATGCAAATCATAAGTATGTCAAATATGTAGACGAACATTGGCTTGACAAAGAGGTGTGGGACGGTATTAGAACTAAGGAAGAAAGAAACGTATGAAATATATTTTTGTAGCAGGGGCACCCGGATCTAAATGGAGTAGTGTATGTAAAAACATCTACTACAGTGATTCTATAGATCAAAGTGATGCTAGTGAAGACAGAGAGTATTGGCATGATGCTAGTGGGCAACTAGACTTAATGCATATTGGTGCATACTTTGATCCAGGCATGGAGTTCGGAGATTTCTTTTTGTTTCTTAACAAGTATACAAAAGAAGAATGTGAAGCAGAGTTTGATAGACCTTTTTCAGGCGAAGGTGTGCGTATTATTAAGAGTCATGTGTTCGCACATCACATAGACTTTCTAAAAGATAACTGGCCAGACTGCCCTATTGTTTTAGTTCACAGAGATAATGATGCATGTTTGGGTTGGTGGGTAAGATGTGGACACTTTGATATTACATACCCTCTCTATCATAAATATTATGTGAATTTAAGAGAAATGAGTAAGATTGTAGACGATCAAAACAGAGATATCGTCAATGCATGGAAAAGATATGGTGGCATTAGCCCGAAAGATAATTTAGATTTAGCAGATATATTAAAAATCAATAGGCCACCAGAAGAATATCAGCAAGACTACAATCTAAAAGATATTGGAATAAAAGTAATATGACACAAAGCAGTTGGGAACAATTAAAACAAAGAAGCAATTATCACTTTGACCCTGATTTGATGCATCCTCTCTATGATACAGTCGATAGAGTAGGCGTAATTGATTTGAGTAGCATCACACAAGAAGAATTAGACAAAGTTGTAGCAGAGTCTAAAGAAGCAACATGGCGTACGAGAGGCAACCCTAAAAAAGAATCTAAAGTCAGAGGAGAAGATGAATTTAAGACTGAAGACTATGACTTAGAAAAGACAGGTTATGGTATTGACTATGTTGTCAGTAATCTTAACTGGGAAGTGCCACCAAGCATACAAGCAATTGCAGATCAGTTTGGTTTAGATGATATGATGACTAGAATTCATGTACAGAATCCAGGTCAAGTATGGAACTTGCACATGGACAAATTAGAAAAATGGAACTTTGAAGACCCAAGTACTGTAGAAAGATACATGATTCAATTATCTGATTGGAGACCCGGTCAATGGTTTAGT